ATGATCATTAAGGCACAAACGACATTCGCTGACCTGCTCAAGGAATTGCACGAGTTGCAAGAGCGGGGGAAGTTTTTTTCTCCTGACTCGGCTGCGGCTGTGAGCCTGTCGGATCGTATCGCCAAGCTTCGAGAGGCCTCGGATCAGCAGGCTTTGCTGTTGCGTGGCCTCTGGCACATGCAGTGCGGCGACGCGGCCGCAGCGGTTCGCAAATTGACTGAGATTAAAGATAGCGAGCTTAATCCCGGGTTCCACCGATTTTGCGTTCTCGTGAACTTGGGGTTTGCGACTGAGGCACTCACCCTGTTCAAGATTGTTGGTTCTCCAACGACGGGGCAGTTCACGGTTAGCGTTCCAGGTGGCTTAGCAGCTGGAGCAATTGGGACGATTGCTGGTTTTATCAACCAAGCCAAATCCATGCACCTCTCCAATTTAGACGGAATTGCAGCAGATAAGTTATTGCTCGCGGGTTCTATACTTGAGAGTTACGGCACGAAAGACGAAGAAATCGCCAGAGTTTTGGACGTTTCAGGAGCTGTCATTCGAGAGCACGGACTGTTGCACTTAGGTCACGTGGATGTCGATGCTTCGGAAACCTCCGGTAAGGTTACCCTGCGTTATAGGTTGGCGGTCGACCCGGATCAGGCTATTTGGTTATACGACCAATTCCTCGATAGACTGTACGACGAGGAAGTGCCAGTTCCCAATGGCCTGATTGTGGTCTATGACGCGGACGAACCGGCTCCGTTTGCTGGTGCAGTTTATAAAGACTCAAAATCACAAGAAACTCGCGTATGAGCGTCACGTCGACTGACTTGCTGGCGACAGCCCAACGAATTTTCGATACCGGCAGTACGGAAGCAGATTGGCGCGCGACTTGTTCGCGTGCATATTATGCTGTCTATCACGACGGGCAGGCATTCGCCGATTCCTTGGCAAAGGCAGCGTATCCCGGGACCATTCCGGCCAATACTCCGCCTGGAATGCATCACAGGTTGTATACGGGATTGAAAAATCCGACAGTTCCGAAGACAGATGCCCGTAACAAGCAGTCGTTCAAGTTGGGCTTAATGCTCGAAAACCTGCACGCGGCCCGCATCGATGCAGATTATGAGCCGGGGAAGGCCGTCACGCGGCGCGAAGCTCAAGGCAGTATGACGACGGCAAAGAATGTCCCGAACGTTTTGCTCGGTCAGACCGTTGGCACCCCTCTGCCGAAGTTCTTGAATTCGAGCGCTGGCCCAATCACGGTGCCGCCCCCTCAGCCGCCATCATCGACACCGACTCAACCGCAGCCGGCAGCCCGGGGTGGCCTCAAAGTCGTGAAGCAGTAAAGCCGCGCGCGGGTTATCCAGTCTGACGCTTCGCGCGATCCGACAACCCGGTAGTGCCGACCGCGAACTTCTCAACCGCTCGGTTGCCCGCCGACTCGTCGGCAGACGGCATCCAGCGGCCATACACGCGGGCGATCATCGTCCAATCAGCGTGTCCCATCTGTTTCGCAACCCACATCGGATGTTCGCCGGCTGAAAGCATCATCGATGCGTAGGTGTGGCGGGTCTGATACGGCCGTCGATACCGGATGCCGGCGTGCTTCAAGGCGGTCTGCCAGACCCGCCAGAACTGGTGTGAACCGGTGAACCGCTTGCGGGTCGTCGGGTTGACGAACACCGGGCCGTCCAACTCGGCCATGAACGTCAGTTCTTTCTGCGCGAGCAGGGCGGTGCGCGCCGGCCCGAGCAACTTTACGTCACGGCGCCCCGCCGTGGTCTTTGGCAACTCGGCCACGCCCTTGGCTTCGCGCGTCAGCGCTCGTCGCACGCGCACATAGCCGCCGATGAAGTCGATGTCGGACCAGTTGAGCTCGATCGCTTCTGATGTTCGCAGACCCGTCCACAGAAAGAACTGGGTCAGGTTACGCTCGCCGGCGCGCATCTTCGATAAGATCGCCGCCTGCTCGTCTGATGTGAACGGATCTACTTCGTCGTCTGGCTCGCCGGCGACAGGGCGCTCAATGCGTGAATAGGTGTATCCGGCCAGTGGGCTTGCGTCGATGATCTCGTCAGCGACCGCGTCGCCGAGCGCAGATCGCATGCAACTCTGGATGTTGGACAAGCGCTTGTTGGTGACCTTCTCGTCTTTCTTTTCGTCGATGGTCGCGAGCCAGTCGCGGATGGCTGCCCGCTTCAGATCCGACAGGGCAAGTTTGCCGAACTTCGGGATGACAAACCGATTGACGATCCCGTAATAGCCCTTGTAGGTCGAGGCCTTGATTTCGGATTGCTTCCGCGTCAGCCACTGGTCGAAATATTTTTCGACGGTGAGCACGTCGCCGGGTCGCTCGGCGAAGGCGGCGGCGTGTTTCGAATTCGGAAATGTCTTCGCGTAGTCAAACTCGCCCTTGTCGATCGCGTGACGGACCGCCGCGGCGAACTGGCTCAGCTTTCGAGTGTTGGCAGGACAGGGCTTCGCTTTGACGCGTTCCCGGCAGCGCTTACCTTTGTAGGTGAAGGCGATTTCATAGCTGGAGTCTGAAACGACTGTGACCCCTGTCCCTTTTCTACCCATTCGTCGTATGCCTCAAGATCCATAACGATTTTTTTGGTACCTGGCTCGTACCGCCAGACCGAGCCCTCTGGCCAGATGCCTTTGCATTTTCGCGTGTAGACAGCCGCCGCGGTGTACCCGGTGAGTTCGCAGAACTTGGCGATGGTCACGAAGCGTACCATTGTGCCCTCGTCAGTCCGTTCGGAGCGCGCCGCTTTGGGCGTGAGCCGATCGGTTGAAAAAGTCGTTGCGCTGCGCGGGCCATGCTAGGATTTTTCTAAAAGGGGCCACTGACCTATGGAAAAAGCTGACTTTGTTACAGCAGTTCTTGACGCAGCCAGGAACCGCGGATTTCGCGTCGAGCGGAACCGCGACGGGCTCAATCAGATTTGCTTCAATGAAAAGAGCAGGAAATCGCTGCACCAAGGACATTTGGAAAGGCTTTTCCCCGCGATCCTTCAGGCCGGGTTGTCGAAGTCGCAGATGAACGCACTTATCGACGGAGTCGCGCCGGGCCGGCCTTGCACGCACCGCGGTATGCGCGAAATCGTTGTTCAGTTGCAAAATGTTTCCGCGAGGTAGCCGCATGGACGTTCGTCGGTGAAAACGTGGATTCAGCCCTGCACCGCTTGCGCAGACCTGTATGGGCAGCCGGCCACCGCCGAGCCACACGAAGCGCTGACGCTCAACGGTGCGGGCGCTGTGAAGGACGCGCGAGTAGAGGCGCACTACACCTGCCTGCAATGTGGCGGCGTATTTGCACGAATTCTCGCTGGCCCGGCCGGCCGGCAGACATGGATGCTGCTGAACGCCGGGCAGCACTGACAGGCGTCTGGCGTTCACGCGATCGCCCCTAAGTCGTGCATTTGCCGCAACTGCGCGGCAAGGTCTGGCGTGATTTCGAAAAAGTTGAGTGCTCCCTTGCAGGCAACGAAAGGCAGCGGCTTCGACTCCACGACATGAAAGCCGTATTGGCCTTCGACGTGCCACGGTGACGTGCGATCGTTGGGCGTGACGCATCCGTCGATCGTTGCGACGCCGACGATTCCGCCGCGTTGTAGCTGGTCGAACGGAGGCAGTTCGATCGTCGGGCCGCCGACCGGCCAGAGGGGATCCTGTGCTGCTTCGTACTCAGCGCGCGTCATGCCTCTGGAAGCGTGAATCAACACGCGCCCGCGTATCCTCGTCGACCAGCTGCGGTTTTCGATGTCCTTCAGGACCCCGGCGGCGATTGCGGCGGCGCGGGCAGGACCAGTGAGGTCCGGGCGAAGAATCAGCCAACACCAAGGTTGCCGGATGGAGATCGCTCTCATGCTAGGATTCCTCTGAGGTCTAAACGGGGGCGCACATGAATTGGAGCGACTTGGCGATCGTCTTTGCGACATTGATGGGACCTATACTTGCCGTCCAGGCGCAGAAGTGGATCGAGCGAGGACGCGAGCGAGGCGCGCGAAAGCACCAGATTCTTCTCTCGTTGATGGCAACCCGTCAGGCACGTCTGTCGCCCGAACATGTTCGATCTCTCAACATGATTGACCTTGCTTTTTACGGTAGCGAGACTCGAGGTCGTCGAAGCCGGACTAAGGCGGAGCAGGCTGTAATCGATGCTTGGCGTGAATACCTCGATAATTTGAATATTCCAGATCCGGCCGAAGACGCAGCAAGGGCCGCCTTTTATGCCAGTCGAGACGAACTGTTCATCAATCTGCTCGCTTCGATGGCGAAAGAGCGGCGCCTTGATTTCGACCGTGTCCAACTTAAGCGCGGTGCATACACTCCGAAAGCACACGGTGACATTGAAGGATTGCAGGCGATTGTCCTGCGCGGGGCAGCAGGCGTACTTAGTGGCAAGGAACCGATCAAGATCGCGCCATTCACGGTCAATGCTCCGGCTGAGGGCGCGGCTGAGCCACGGCCACAGGCGCAAGGCTAGTAACAGCGGAAACGTCGCAACGAGTTCAATCATGGGGGTTGTCATTTTCATGTGCACATAACCATGCGGCCGAAGGACGCTCGCATGTCGTCGACGTAGACAGTCATGGGCAGTCCTTATTACTTGATGGAGATGTCAGGGAGGATCACCGACGGCTTGAAGATGACCTTGTAGTGGTAACTACTCACGTCCGCCCCATCGACCTGTTCAACAAAATACGTCACGTTGTCCGACAGCCCCAAGAAGTGCTTCTTATAGCTCTTCGGGCCGGTCTTGCAGGTGATTGACACTTCGCGCACCTTGTCGGCATTGCCGAGCGAGCATAGCCCCTCGATGCTCAGCATGTAGTCGCCGGTGATGCCGTTGTAGAACACGACCCTTCGATTGATCTGGAAGTTGTCAGCGGCTTTCGACAGGTTCTGCGATGCCACATCGGCGTCATTACAGCCAGCCAATGCAGACGCACCACACACGAGCACAGCGGAGAGCAACAAACGTTTCACTTTGTTTTCATGGTTCATGATCAACATCCTTTGTGGTTTGGTTAGGAAGATCAGGCAGAGGAATGATCTTCACGAGCGTTCCTTTGGGGGTGGCGTCGATGGCAGCATCGAGACTCGCCTTGTCGTAATAGTCGACACCGCAAAAGCAGATCGGTAGGCCGGAGTCGAAGAACGCTCGATACCGCTCTGCATCCCTGCGAACCTCGCCAATGAATCCCACAAGCTCATCCCTCTCGCGCTCTCCGTTATCTCCGCAAGCCGCGCGGATCTCGCATAGCAGCGTGGAAAGACGGTCGGAGTCATCGGGATCATCCAGATGAGTATCGGCGCCGGGTGCTTTAGGCAACGGCATCCAGTGCGTCGGTTCTACGCGCCAGCAATTCGGAACGTTGTCGGCTTCCTCCGAGGTTTCGAACCAACCTGGCTCTACGTCGTCGGGTTCTTCCCAGTACTCAGCGATGTACGCCTCTGACATCCATTGGCCCCGCACCGTGCGCCACTTGCCTGCCATATTCAGATAGCCAAGCAGAACGGTGCTGCCGGTCTTCGGCGCCGTCTCGATTAGCCGCCACGCATCCCTGATCTGCGCTCCATCCTGGGGTGGGGTGGCGTAGAGCTTCGTGCCCGGCGCTGGCATCTTGCCGTTGCGCCACAAAACCGCTTTCAGATCGCCGCCGAACAACACGACTTCGCCCACAAGTTCATCGGCGGCCGTGGCTTGCGTGGATGCGGCGCGCGCTTCGAGCATGTATCGAATCCGATCTTCGATCAGCCCGACCCATTCCGCGTTCGGCTTGGTAAGGCAGATGCCCTTGATCATCAACGCGCAAGCCGTTATTGCCGCATTCGCGCGCTCGTGGTTCTCTACAGAGTTCTGCAGTTCCAGAAACACAGGCTTGAATTCACCGGCCGAAAGATCGGCAAGCACTCGCGAATGCTCAGTGCCCTCACGGTATTCCGCCTCCCGCTCGTCGCTCACAGTCGCGGCAGAGCGAGGGAGAGGGGCGGCGTACTCCGGGTGGCGCGCGATGAATGCCGGGAGCGCCGCTTTGAACGTCTCGACGTACTGGTCGCGCTCTTGCCCCCAGTTGAGGTCGCACTCGTCGGCGGCCTCCCGCTCGTCGTGTTCGTCGGGCACCTGGTACGTGAAAAGATTCTCGATGCCCGACAGGCAGCGCGAACGGCGCTGCATGTTTTCGAGGTTCGTCATGAGGATGCCGGGCGTGCGCGCCAGCGCGCCCATACCGACGAGGTCGTAGACGCGTTGGAGCGTCTCGGATTTCGCATCAGCGTCTGCCACCGGCTCTGCACTGGTAGCAGCGAAAGCGGCGCGGCGATTCCACCTCGGCACGTCGGTGCACGAAACTTCGAACCCGCTGAGAATGCAATCGGCTGGCGGGTGATAGTGAAAGCCGGCGTCGCTGGCCTGCGAGAGACCTGTGCCACAAAGCGGGCACGCAATTGGTTGATTCGTATCCATTGCTTTAAGCCTTGATTGAGGCAGCACGGCGGCGCGCTTCCTGTGCCATCGCGAAAATGTTCCACCATGAATGAGGCCAGTCGATTGCACGCCGATGCGTCGAAAGTTCGGTTAGCAAGACCTTGGCCGAGTACAGGTGCCACTCTCGGGCTGTCATGATTGATGCCCCCGCAATTTGGAAAGAGATACCGGCTTTCGAGGCGTGGAATGTCTCTGCGGCAGCCGGCGAGCCGCCGGTTCGTTACTGCGCGAACGGATTGCCGAAGAAGAACGGATTGCCGGTCTTGTCCTTGATCATTTCGATGACCGTGTTCGAAGCAGCTTCGAGTACCTTGTCGGCACGCACCAGCTCGAACGAGAACGTGACTTTCTGATCGCGCGTACGGTATTTCAGACGCGCCTCGACCTGATAGGCGTCGCCATTCCAGAACACGGGCACGCCAATGCAGAACTTCGAGAAAACATCCATCTTGGCGATCGTCTGGGAGTCGTCGTCCTGGATGAATGACATGCTGATGCCACCGTTCTGCAGGCGGATGTGGCTCTTCAGGCGCATGTCCTGCGTCGCCTCGAACTGGAGCGCCATTTCCAGCATGGCAGCGCCCGAGGGCATGCCGGAGCCGTCGGGGCTAACGATGTCCTTCCGGTTTTCCTCGATGAACGTCGCGAAGTCGAGTTGGCTCATCGACTTGCCGCTCGAATCACTCCATCGATTCCATTCCGTACTGAAGCGGGGCGTGAAACGCGCGACGTGGTCGCGCCATGCAGCTTTTGACGCGTCTTCCCCGTTGTCATTCAGGATGGCGGTGAAGTCCACCTTTCCGGCCGCGTAGTCGGCGCGGCACCAGATCGTCGAATCAACCAGCGAACCGTGACGTTTGATGTAGTCGATATAGCAGTCGACGTCGTTCATCTGGATCGTCGCCGTCTTGCGCAGTGGCGCCGGTAGCCGCTTGCTGTCGTCCTTCTCGAGCAGATTCCAGCCCGGCGGCATCGCGATGCGGGTGATCGCAGCATCGGGGACGGATCCAATCTCGATCGGCTCTTTAATCTCGCGAGCGAGGGTTTCGGCGAAGTTGTCGGATTCGTTGAGGGTTTCCATATTCTCTTAAATGTCCTGTCGTGTGAAGGAAGGGTTATGCCGTCTTGAGGGTCGACGGCGGGGCGTCTGAAGCGCTCGGAACCTGCTTCAGATCAAGCTTTTCCTGACGTGGATCGTCGACCAGCAGGTTGCCCTCCGGCGTCGCGAAGAACAGCGCTTCGATCGGCGCGTCGGCCGGTTTCTTCGTCGTGATCTTCGGCGTGATGACCATGGCGCCACCACGGGTTGCCTTCTTGACGTTGAGCTCGAGCACGAGCTTGCCGGAGCCGCCGTGTTCGTCGATCGAGCGCACGAGGTCGGCGAATTGCTCGCTTGTGTTATCGAGTAGCGCTCCGCCGGCGATCTGGCGAAGAACATCGGTGATGGGTCTGACAGCAGACATTTGGACTCCTATTCTTTTCTGGTGCTGCATGGAATAAAAAGGGCCTACTTACAGGAGGAATCAGCTTTCGGCCAACGGGGACGGGGCAGTGTCGCCGGCAGCGCGGTCTTTTCCGCTGACAGCGACGAGTCGCAATGAGCGCGGAGGGCGCCACGGCTGACGGATATTGAATGTTTCAGGGCTGGTCGCTGGCTGTGCCCATGGAGCAGGATCAATGGTCCTGCGACAGTTGGCGATGGCGAGCGCAACACGCCACGACGGATTACGTTTTGGGTCACTGTCGCCACCCATCGCAACGAGCGCGCTCGAAAGCGCATCGGCGCTGACGGGAATGTTGGCGGCAGGAATGCGGCGGTGCATGATCAGACTCCTCGCCCGGGAACTGAAGCAGGCCCGGCATCAGGTGACGTGGCATTGATGCAGTAGCTGCCGACCGTAACCGCGAGCAGGAACAACATCGTCATGACAGCCGTGGCGAAGCGATGGCGGCGCGCGCATCGGTCGAGGCGATACACCAGCCGGTCGCTGCGGAGCAATATGAAGAAGGCCGCGGCGACGATCGAGAGCACGAACCACGCGGCCAGCACGATGATGGCGGTCATCTCACTGCGCTCCAAGGAGGCGGCACAGCAGCTCAACCACGACCGGCGACGCAGCGAGGAACGCGAAGCAGAGCAGCGGGCGCTTCGTCGTGCGGCGTGCGTACTGGTCGGCTTCAGCTGCTGCGTCGCGCCGCGGGCGGGCAGCCTCTGGCTTGGCGTCGACGCCTTCGCCGATCAGCCCGGCAGCGCGTTCGCGTTTGAGATGTTCGGTCAGCGCGCCGTGCGGTTTCGGCAGCGCCCGCAGCACAAGCAGGTCTTTGGCGAGCACGGACATTACTGCACCCCCGCAATGATGAATGTGCGGTGATCCGGCGCGACCTCGGTTGACTCCGGCTCCGCGGTCGTCGTTGCTGCGTCACGAGCGCGTAACGCCCGGGCCTCGATTGCCTGGTTAAAGGCGTGCAGCAGCACGAGTCCCGCGTCGAGCGGTTCGCCGTCGATCAATGCGACTAAGCAGCGCTGTTGCGTCGCCTTGGGTTGTGCTTGGAGCGCCGCTGCGATGTCGGCGACGGTGATCGAATGGACGACTGCCAGATGTTCGTCGACGATTTTTTTCGCGGGGTGCGATGCCAGCGGCGCAGAGGGTGGAAGGTGGTGCATCCTTGCTCCATCGGTTGGGTGGCGATGGAGAGAAGGTTAGTGAATGCTAAACTTATAGTCAAGTAATAAATAAACTTCGGTTTAGGTGATGCTTAATCCGCCAAGTCCGGGTCGAGCTTGACGTAGTAGGAGAGCGCTTCCACGAGTGCATAGCGCGTCAAGGCGTCATTCGCACAATACTGGCCGGTTCGGTACACGCGATGATGCTCATCGTGTCCGAATTCGATAACGATGCGACCAAGGGGGCGGCGATTCTTGGATGGCAGAGGCACCTGCTGAGCAACGCCGCCGCCGGACTGGCGACGTCTTTCGAGATACGGCGCGAACGAAATGACGTTCACAGCTGCTCAGACACAAACGGGCCGAACGCTTCTTTCGTCGCGTCGTATAACGTCGGCTGTTTTCCGCTTTCTGGTCCAGTCGGCATGTCGGCAACCCGCAGCTTCGGCTTTAGCGCTGTGCGCTCGAGCTGAATTTCTCTTCTGTTGAACTGCCCGTACGGTACCGGTTTCCACGGTCCCGCATAAGGTCGGGAAACCTGGACGCGTCCAGGAAACCTGGACACCACCCAAAGCCAATATCGGCGGCCTTCTCCGGGTTTTCGTGTTGAAATCAGTTCACAAAATGACGACGCTTTTGTAACAAGGCACGAAAATTGGAGGGCAAAATGTCGGACCTAGCTTTTGTGGATAGGCTCGGTAGTGCGCGGTTGCATCATCTGCAGGTACTGGTCGCTCTTGCGGACGCCGGCAGCATCCGCAATGGAGCACAAATGCTCAATGCCCCCAAGTCGACGGTCGGCTCGAGTATTCATCAGTTGGAGGCGTATATTGATGCGCGGCTGATACAGGGAACGTCGAGCGGCATAATGCTGACCGACCAGGGGCGGATTCTGGTGCCATACGCGCGCCGTATCGTTACGGAGGCGAGCCGCGCGGAACGGGCACTCCATGCAACCCATCGGGAGCGGCGAGACATCTTTTCGATAGCTGTGACGCCTTGGGTGACGTTGACATTCCTTCCGGAAGCAGTGGAGCGCTTTCGGGAGCGAATGCCAAATGTCCGGTTCGAGTTCTTCGAAGGGCTGCCGGCGCTTGTGTATCCGGGTTTGCGTGACGGCAGCATAGAACTGTCTATCGGACGGGAAATGCCCGGTGAAAAGAATCCGGACATCAGTTTCAGGCCGCTCGTATCTTCAAGCATGGCGATCGTGGTTCGCCGAGGGCATCCGCGTGCCGACAGTCGCTCACTCGCGAATCTGCTTGATCTCGAATGGCTCATGGCATTGGATGCGGAGTCTGAAGGCCAGATACCGTTCAGGATGTTTGAGCAGTACGGCTTACCTATGCCGGCAGTCATCCACTTTGGACATTCGCTCACCTTCTCCCTCGCACTATTGCCGAAGACGGACATGGTTGGCGCTTTCATGTGGCCGCTGATTGAGGTCAGCGCGGCCCGCGACAACCTTCGGGCGGTGCCCATACGAGAGCATGTCAACGACACGGTGATCGGCCTCTTGACGCGAAGCGACGTTACTATGAGTCCTGCCGCGAACTGCTTTATCGAATGTCTGATCGACACGATCCGTGACAGCATGAGTTCGTCCGATCCCGATACCAGGCGGGTGATGCATACAGTCGAGTTACTGATCTAGAAGGGCAAACTCCGCTGCAAATTTCTTACGGCGCCTGATCCGTGCGCGGGCCGGCGACATGCATACAAGAAGCATCGAGCAGCGCGGGGCAGATGTGGCAATGGCGCGAACAGGTTAACCAATGAACGATATAGCTTGTATCTCAAAAATCACCGTTCAATAGATAATAACTATCTATTTGCCGTAAAAATAGCCGCTCGCGCGGCTGACCTACTCATTTGCTGCATGTTTTCGACGTCGGCGCGGCGGCGGCGCGATGACGACTTCGGCATGATCATCGACCGCTTCAGAAGAGAGTGCTGACGCGCCTAGAAGGACTTGGAGTGCCTGTGCTATTCGCATGATCTCCGTATCATCACGCCCCTCAACGACCTTCAGCAATAGTGACGCCCCAGGGCCAAGTTTCCCGTCGGAGTCTACCGATTCGTCATCTAAGGTTCGGTCGAGGACGCCTTCACCCATCCCATAATCGCGTTCCAGACGTCGTGCAGCGCGCTCGCCAAATGATGCTCCACCCAGCAACTGGGAGAAATAACTCTTCTCTTTGGGGGGCACGGAGTGGCTTTCAGTCCACTTCAGCAGGTTGGCGCGGCGAACGTCTTGGATATCCATACCGTAAGTTTAGTCAATTCTAAATTAGTGATCACTTGACCATTGGTTTAGTTGAAACTAAACTGGTCGCATGAACCTCAAGGAATACATCGCCGGCAGCAAGCGCGGCACCGCGAAAAGGCTGGCTGAATCGCTAGGAATTTCGCAGTCCTATCTCTCTCAGATGGCCGCCGGCCAATCTCCAATTTCCCAGGAACGTTGCTTCGTCATCGAGCAGGTAACGAGCGGAATGGTGATGCGATGGGATTTGAAGCCGAGCAACTGGCACAAACTCTGGCCCGAACTGGCCGGCGCCCCTGGATCTCCCCCCATACCTCTTACTGCCGGAGAGGCGGTAAGAGGCGAACCGGGGCAACGCGCACCAGCAAAGGAGGCGGCCTGACATGAACATTGCGCGAGTACCGCTGCCACTGAATGTGGGTGGCGTGATGCACATGGACACATCGGTGGAGCTTTGCGTTGACCTGCCAGCGATCAGTGACGCGCGCGTCGTGATCCCACTTCGGCGCGCGGGCTCGCTCCCCGGTGCACCGGATGCCGTTGGTGACGGTCACGTCATCGGCGCGCTGGTGCTTGAGCGGGCGCTCATCATCGGGCCGCAACTGGCGAGATACGCCCTGCGCGAGGTGCTCGGCGCAGACGGGGTGCCGGCGGATTTCCGAGGTGCGCCGCCGAAGACTGTGCCACCGATCCTCGATTGGTTGATGAGGCTTCACGAGGCAGGTTTTTATCCCGTTACCGGGTGCGCGGCTGCGGGATTTGAATCACAGGCTGAGGCGACGCTGGCGGATGTCTGCGCTACGAACGGCGACAACTGGGAAGACCAGCTCGAGCAGCGCGCCCGCGAAATGAAGCGCATGAAGGCCATCGGGATTCCGAAACTCTTTCCCGGCGAACAGGGAGACACCACTGGCGTTATGAACACAGGAATGCAAATGGGCAATGTCGCCTTGGAAGCTGACGTTAGCGTGTCGGAGGTGATGACGGTGCGCAGGCCGACGATTGATGGAGAGGTGCTGGAAGCCGCATTCAGGACAGCAGCCGATGTCGCTGGCAGGAGCAACATGGATCCAATCGCCGCGGCGCTTTCGGTCATCAACGCGTACGCCGCGGCAAAGAAGCGGCTTAACGAAGTCGCTGAAGAGTTTCGGTCAGCGACTCCAGATGTCCTTCCGTCATCGCGAGATAGTCCGTGAGTTCCTTTCGTTGACGAGCGGTCTCTGCCTGCAGCGCAAGCGCGAGATTTCCGATTGATATGGCGAGGTGTTCGAGCGTTTTGTCCTGATTCTTCTCGGCAAGCTGCTTTGCTTGAGCAGCTTGTTCGATAGCAGTTTTGAAGGTCACGCGTACTCCCTTTATGGGTGGTTGAAGAGGTCAGAGTCATCAATTCTCCCATATCGGTGGGTACGCCTTTTTTGCTGTGCCGTCGTGTGGCGATGTGTTGTGTGTCCATACCGAAATCGTAGCGACATCGCGATTTTAGGAGTGCTGAGTTCAATTTGTAACCACCGGGTGGCGATGTGCTCCGGTGGTTGCGAAAACGGATGGAGTCTGGCAGATGATCGGAAGGCAGATATTCATGGCGATGATCGGCGCGGCCCGCGGTGGCTGGGAAACCGTCGCTGCTTACTGCGGCATGTCGGTGGTCGCGCTCGAAAACCGTATCTATCAGAAGAAGGATCAGCGCCTGCATCTGGACACGGCGATGCTGATTCAGGAGATATCTGGCACGACGCTGCTCGTCGAAGAAATTGCGCGCCTGAGCGGCGGGGTGTTCATCCGCCTGCCTGACGTCGAGGTGGGCGATCGCGACGCAGTGCTGCGCAAGTGGAACGAGATCTACATCGAGCTCGGCAGGCTGTCGGGAGATTTCAACACGTTCACTGCCGACGACGAGGTTACCGAATCGGAATTTGAGGTGTTGCAGTCGGACGCGCATCGGGTGGTTCGGGCAGTTGAGGAACTGGCGGCGCTCACCCATCGCGTGTATGGGCGGCCGGCGGCGACAGCGATCGCACTCGCATCGGCAAAGGAGGCGTGATGCGCGAACTGTTCGACGCGGCGGCGCGCAAGGCAGGCTCCATGGCGGCGCGTGTGGGTATCCCGTATCACGAAAACCCGCTGAAGGGGCCGTTGCGGCGCTTCGCGCGCCAATGGGAACTTGGGTGGTCGGAATACGTGGCGAGATGTACCGAGGTTTTCGAAAACACCCGAGGGGGCGAGCCTGTGTAGTTTGCAGGTCGTCAGTCATGGCGCGCGCGGCTTGCGGAAGGGACGCGCGCAGTAGCAATGCGAGGGATTGCGCCCGGCTTCCGTGACGGCCCCCATACGCGAGCAGTGCCAGAGATCACCGCCGGAAGCGAGGCAGACCCTCGCCAACACCGACCTTCCGGCGGCCTTTGGTCAACCGATTGAGAGCAACGAGAATGGCGAAAAACAGTATAGATGCGTACGGCGCAGCCGGAAAAAGCAACGTCCTCTATTTCGATCCCGAGGTGCTGACGCTTGTGGAAGATCCGGCGCATCCGCTTTTCGACTCGCGCGTGTATTTGCCGCTCGACGAGAACATGGTGCGCAACATCATGTACCAAGGCGTGCTGCAGGCGATCGAGGTCAACAAGAATCCCGAGACGGGTGCCGTCGAGGTCGTCATGGGCCGACAGCGCGTAAAGAACTGCCGTGAAGCGAACCGGCGTTTGCGCGATCGGGGCGAGGAACCGAAGCTCGTGCCGGCGATCGTGCGGAAGGTGGCGGCGCGTGACCGCGCGCTTGTGCTGTCGGCCGCCACGGCAAGCGAAAACGCCATTCGGCAACAGGAAAGCCCGATAACGCGGGCCGAAAAGATGGCGCGGCAACTGTCGCTCGGTCGTTCCGAGGCAGATATCGGAATTCTGTTCGGGGTGGGGCCACAGACCGTGCGCGCATCGCTCGAACTGCTCGAATGCTGCGCTGCCGTTCAGGATGCTGTCGAAGCGGGGAAGGTGAACGTCACCCATGCGAAGCAACTGACGAAACTGACGCCCGACGAACAGCGAGCGAAGGTTGCCGAGCTGATCGCGGCCGGCGACGGCGTAAATGGGCATGAACGCTCGCGCAAACAGCGGGCCGTGATGGGCGACGGCAAGCCGCGCATGAAGACGCGCGCAAAGATCGAAAAGGAGCTGGAATCCGCGACCGGTGAGCGAGGCGCAGCGCTTCGGTGGGTGCTGGGCCTCGACGATGCAGGCGTCGCTGCGTCGGCTTCTACGGGCGCCTGACATGATTCCCGTGACAGTCCCCGCTTCTCGCCGGGCCGCCTTCAGCTCAACGGTAAAGTGTGGCGCGCGCTCGCGCGACAACATCGAGCGCGATCGCCATGAAGGCTGGATCATCACCGCCTTCCAAAGCACAGGCCTCGAGGTATTCGGCAATGTCCTGTTCGGTCCGCAGATGTTCGGCCGAAACCCACGGTCGGGTGCTGATCTTATGCTTCATGCGCCGCCCTCAAACCTGACGGTGGTCGCCGGTTTTTGGCAGCCGGTCGGCCTGCCGCGACCACGCCGCACCAGTGTGTTGCCCTGGTACTGGTCCGCCTGCTCGATCCATTCATCGGTGATTTCGGGCGCGTCGTCCGGATCGACCCACTCCGACGCGATAGTGGCGTCACGCATGGGCCAGTTCGCGCGGCTCGACTTCGTGTTCGATCTTCTTTGCGATATCGCGCTCGGCAATCTTCATGTCGTACATGAGCTGCAGGTTCATCCAGCTCTGCGCGTCGCCGCCGAAATAGCGCGCGAGCCGCATCGCGCTGTCGGGAGTAATGCCGCGACGCTCGCGCACGATGTCATTGATGCGGCCTGCGGTGACGTGCAGCGCGTTCGCCAGAGCATTCGCGCTCATGTCGAGGGGCACGAGGTATTCCTCGCGCAGAACTTCGCCCGGATGCACCGGGCGCATTCCGTTCTTGATCATATGAACTCCGTTTCGTTAGGAGTGGTAGTCGACGATTTCAATGCTGGTAGGGCCATCCGCCGTCCATGTGAAGCACATGCGCCACTGGTCGTTGATGCGGACGCTGTGTTGGCCGGCGCGATCGCCTTTCAGCGCTTCGAGCCGGTTACCCGGCGGCGAGCGCAACGCATCCAGCGTGACAGCGGCATGCAGCATTGCGAGCTTGCGTTCCGCCACGGTCCGGATGTTCGCGAAGCGCGGTACGGGGCGGCCTTCAAAAAGCGCCTGGGTGTCTGTGCATCGGAACGTTTGGATCATGGAAGTCATTTTATACCGTTTACCGGCAAACGGCAAACGATTGAGGCAATGACCGAATTTGCAATCCAGGGCGACCTGGCTTATTCTGCGGACAAGGAGCCTAGAAACTTCGATGCAGAGCGGCCTCCACGCCCGTCAGTTCGTGGTTTTTTTGCGCCCGCGCCAGTTCAACGGCCGGGAGGGCGACGGATACAAGACCCGCAAGGGAAAGAAGTCCGCCCGGCTCTGCACGGGTTTCTAGCCTCCCGGCCACCATGCCGGATGCGCCTAGAAACGCTCCTGCATGGTCTTTCGAGACTCGCAGAGGAGCGTTTCATGCCGCATCCGCCCAACGAGGGCGTGCGTTCGCACGTCCCTACGTCCCGCATCACATCCTCCAATGTCATCCCGCTGCCCACGGCAGCGCCTGAACGCGTTCGTCAGTCGTGGCGCGGTCGCTATCCAAAAACCGTATCTCGCCTCATTGACTTGCGTCGACGCCAGCAGCTCGACGCGCAGTCCGCCGCGCCGGGTGAATTCGTGCTGTCACGCCGCCGCGACGGCCGCCTCGAAGTGCGCCTGGATGGCTGTTTCTCGGTCTCGAAGGAAAAACTTCGCAGCGCGCTAAATGCCGCGCTGCGAAGTATCGATGTCGGTGCATGGGATGCGTCATTCGAAGAGGCGGCCGAATGAACGACATTTCCAATCTGGCCGCGCCGACCACGACTGACCTCCTAGGCAAGTTTGGGCAGCCTGTGGCTTTCTACCCGAGCCTCGCGAAACACGTGGGCGGCGTGAAGGCTGCGGCGCTGCTCTGCCAGATCGCACATTGGCAGGAAGACGCCGATCACCCGCTTGGCGTCCACCGGACCGCCGAAGACATCGAGCGTGAACTCGGCCTGACCTACGAGGAGCAGCGGAGCGCGCGTAAGGCGCTGCGAAAGGCCGGCGTGCTGATCGAGACTGAGCGGCGGCTCGAGCACAGGATATTTTTCCGGATTGACGTGGTGACGCTGCAGACGTTGCTCACCAGTTTGCGTGAGGGGCGCTCATGAAGCCATGGACATGGCGTCACGCCATCATCAACTCACCGCTGCCGCCCACGACGCGGCACGTCTTGCTCACGCTTTCATGTCACGTGAACGACGTCGGAGAGGATTGCTTTCCGTCAACGAAAACGCTCGCACGTGAAACCGGTCTGTCAGAGCGCTCCGTATGCACGCATCTGGAACTGGCGGCGACGGAAGGCTGGTTCGCCGTGCGGAAACACGGCTATGGCGGACAGAAATGGGCGCGGCACCAATATTACCCACGCGTCCCGGACGACTTCGTTCTGCCCGATCGCGATGAAAAAGGCGCTGAAGAACGTTCAGTGCCTCGCGCCAAAAAGTTATCCACAAAGGCACTGAAGGAGGTTCAGCACCTTAACGATAAAGGCACTGAAGGAGATTCAGTACCTTTAGGCGAGGCACTGAACGTCATTCCAGAAGGCACTGAACCTAACGACAAAAAGGCACTGAAGGAGGTTCAGTCTAGTACTGCAGTTAACCCTTCAAAGAAAAGCAGCAGCAACGCGCGCGAGGAACCGCCTGTGGATAACTCCGCTCTCGAATCGCTGCTGCTGCCTTCGAACAAAGAACCCGACAAACCGCCGGCGGGGGAAATGCATCCGGGCGGTGAACCGCCGTTGACCCTCGACGAGAGCGTTTTGCTCGGCGTGCTGCGTGAACTCGAGGAGAGCCACGGCAAGGGCGGCGGGATACCGCTTGCCAAGGTCCGGCCGCATCTTGCGGACTGGACGGCGCGTGCCGTCAGGCCCGACGAGTTGCGAGACGCGTATCGACGCGCCGTGGCGGCGCGTGAGCGCGATAACGACGGCAGGCCAGTGAACGCCGGGTTTCTCGCCCGTTTCGTGGACGAGGTGCTGGCTCCGGCCGCGACTGCCGCTGCCGGTGGTGCCGAAGACGGCGCGCCGTGGTACGAGTCGACCGACCCTGCCGTGATCGAAGCCCGCGGTGCGGAGCTCGGCGTACGTGCCCGAAAGCATGAAGAGGCGATCGGCGCGTACCGGGTGCTGGTGGTGGCGGCTTCGCGCGAGAAAGCGGCGATCGCATTCGTTCTGGCGGATGCCAGGAAATTCAACGATGAGCGGCTGTACCAGTTCGCCCGCACCCAGTTTGGCGATGCGCTCATGCCCGTGGACGACTACGCGTCATGAGCAAGAACTCACTTCGCTTTCCCGAGAGCGCGATCGCTGGTGGCCGGTTCGGCACCGCGCGTATCAGCGGCGAGATCAGCAGTGCGGCGGCGCGCCTGAATTCGGCTGAGCCGGTCGCGCTTGATGCACCGATCGCTCAACTCGTCAGCGGCGCGCATAGCCCGCGCAATCGCGACCTCGGTCGCCTTGGTGGCGGAACGATGAACGGGCTGGAAAAGCGTTACGCCGCCCACCTCGACATGCTGCGACATGCGGGCGACGTCCTGTGGTTTCGCTTCGAAGGTCTGAAATTCCGGCTTGCTGACCGCACGTTCTACACGCCTGACTTCGCGGTGATCGTCGCGAGCGGCGCGCTCGAACTGCACGAGTGCAAGGGATTCATGGAGGAAGACGCGAACGTGAAGATCAAGAGCGCGGCTTCGCAATACCCATTCACGTTCCGACTGGTCCGTAAGGACAAGAGCGGCGGCTTCGATATCAGGGAGGTTGGCTAGATGGGCACACGGTGGAGTGAAAAGGAAAAGCGCACGCTGAAGCGCATCTGGAAATCGCCGAAGCCGTTGGATAGCCATATCCACCTGCTGCCGGGACGTTCGGTCGATTGCGCTCGCGCTTATGGGCGAAGCATCGGATTGCCGACGAAACAGCGCACACATGCCGCGAGCCGCGAGCGGATTGTCCAACTCATGAAAGACAAGGTGGCTCGAACCGGCTCGGAAGTTTCGAAGGCCGTCAATCTGGACAGAAAAACTGTTCGCGATCTGCTCGTGAGCCTGATAGCGCTGGACAAGGTGCATCTGACCGGCGAATACGGTCCTTACAAAGCGGCCTACTACCAGTTTGGGCCGACACCGGAGGGCAAGCCGAAATTGACCCGAGCGCGGCCCGTGCCGCGTGGAGAAGCACGGCGGCGCGCGATGGCAGAAGCGAAAACCGAAGAGGAGCTCGATCGGCTGCTCGACGCTGCGTATCGAGCGCCTGCGCGGAAGTGGTCACGCGCCGATCCAGTTGTGATTGCTGCGTTCGATGCGATGGTGCGCACGGAGTCTGTCCAGCCATGAAGCGCTCGGCACCACTGCAGCGGAAAACGCCGCTCGCTTGTACGGGCTTCAAACGGCCGGAACCGTCAGCGGCATTCAAGACGACTTTCCACACGCAGACGCTGATCCGAAAAGCCGTGATGAAGACGAAGCGGCGGCGCGTCACTGTAGCGGAGGGCGCGAAGTATCTGGCGGCGTGCCGCGATGAGCCTTGCTATCTGAACGTGAAGTGTCCGTGGACCGATTGGGCCGATCCGACGGTCGTTGACTGCCATTCGAACCAGTCGAAGCACGGCAAGGCTGGTGGATTGAAGGCGAAGCACTGGTTCACGGTGCCGGGCTGCGCGCTGTGTCACGACTGGCTTGACAACAGCGGCGCACCATTTGAGGAGAAATGCGCTGTATTCGACGATGCACTGGCCCGCTGGATTCCGCGGCGAGCTCGAAAGATGGGATTGGAAATGCAGGAGGCAGCGTAATGCAGGTGTTTGTGAATCTGGCGCTGAAGTCGACTCGCAGCGTGCGCGGCAACCGGGCGTCGACGTTTCACAGTGGATGGTTCACGGTCACGCGGTTGTATGGCCCGGTTCGCGAGTCGCATCTGAGGGGCGAGTTGGGCCGCGGCTACATCTGGGCGGACATCGAAATTCCTGACGACTTGCGTGATCACGTTTCGGTCGCTGGTTTCAATGCTGATGGCACGATCCGCGTACAGGTATGGGCGAACACGCATAGGAAGACGCTGGCGGCGTTTCTCGCCAGCGGTGATCGGGAATGGGACTTGAGGGAGCGGGCAGCATGAACGTTGTCGAACTGACCGGCGCCGATCTCGACTATTGGGTCGCGCGCGCCGAGGGATACGACGCGGAGGTCATCGCCATGCATGGCTGGCGGTACTGCCGCATCGATGTGCCGTATCACGGATACCAGGTGTACGGGCCCACGCAGAACGAACTGCTCGCTGCGCGGATCATGCAGAAGCACTTCTATACCGTTGGCCCGGCACCGCTCGAAGATCAGAAGAAGCACGGCGGCGCGCTGCGCGTCTGGATGGCAGAAGCACAGATGAACCCGTCGTTCCACGACCTGTTTATGGATGATTCGCCGTGGATCGCGATTTGTCGGCTGCGAGTCGCGGAGGCGCTATCTCAACGCGGTCTCGTGTTTGCACAGTATGAGCAATGGCAGAAAAAGGGACGGTCGCGATGAACAAGAAGCAAGTTGAATCCAAAGTGGCAGCAGATCTCGCTGCGAAAGAAAAGCGGCTCGAACACAAGCACGTAGCCGATGATTTCGCGAATCGCTGGGTGCATTGGAGCCGCACGCGTCGGTTTCTGGCGCCGACAGTCAAATCCAGTGTGCTTGCTCGGCTGACATCGCCGGGCGGCGCGCGGTGCGAGCCGGATGCCGTAATGGATTCGGAAATGCCGTTTTTCAATATGGCCGTGCATGCGTTGTGTGACGATCCGAACCACGCGAGCGAGGCAGTGTGCTTTCTCGGTATCTACTGGTACACGACCTGTATTAAGGCGCTGGCGCGTGAGCAGGCTTGCGCCCGCGGTACCGTGTACAACCGCGCGCGCGCGTTTTCGAAGTGCGCGACGCTGCTCAGTCGAACTATCCGAAACGTGCATGAATCAATGGTACCGGTCGAGTGTTCAAATTCAGTTGAACGTAATAGTTCTTGCGGACGTTGAACACTTTTGCCTAAAATCAGCCCCTGATAGATAGGTTGAATTTTTGCGCCTAGGCCCGATGCGGAGTTCTCCGGTCGGGCTTTTTGTTGCGCGGACGGAATTGCAGATGATCAAGATCGACGTGAAAACGAGCTTCGATAAGCTGGCATTCAAATATCGAATGTTCGCTCGCGATCTTCCGTACGCGACGGCGCAGGCTCTCAACTCTGTCGGATTTGAGTCGCAGCGCACGTTACGCAGAGATACGCTCCCCGGTACGTTCACGCTACGGAACCGGCGCACGCAATCGGGCATCGTGATGGACAAGGCGACGAAGCAGCGGCTGACGGCCACGGTTGGGTCGAGGGACTGGTGGACCAGTGAGCAGGTTGGTGGCGCGTCACGTCGCGCTGGCGCAGAGGGTCGGGAAAGCATCAAGGTGAAGGGCAAGCCCTATCTGGCGATCCCAGTTGGCGGTGCCCCGTCTAAGGTGATCCCCAAGAACCAGCGAGCGAGCGTGCTGATCGCCACAGGCAAGGCGTTCGTGGTCAAGCTCAGGTCCGGGACCTATGCCGTGGTTGCTCATGATCCGCGACGCAATCGCGGGATGGAGCCGCTATACGTCCTGACGCCGCGAGTGTGGGTGAGGGATCGACTGCACATGCAGCCGGTCATTAACGCAGTGGTCCAGAAACGCTTTGACGAGAAGCTTAAGGCCGAATTCGAGCGTATAGCGCGCAAGGCGGGAATGACGTAGTCAGGCGCGTCGCGCGTCGCGGCCTTCACGCGGGCGGCCCCACGGGGCTCTCAGGGGCTCTCAGGGGCCCTCAGGGGCTCGGCGGGGCTGAAAATCGGCGCGGGTCCTTCCGGGGCCGGGGCGATCTGCGGGGAATGCTGCGACGCTCGGCTTTTAAGTAATTTTCGGCCCAGAAATGGGGTCAATCACAATCACAATGGCGCTATTACGCGTTTTGAAACAATCGCGCAGCGCTTTTGTGCATGCGGGTTGCAGCGATTCGCGATGCGCGAAAACGTTGTGATCGCATGTGACTTTCAGCCCCTTATTTGTGACTGGCAAACGACAGGCAGAGCGATCCCGAAGCAGCAAACCAGATGACACGGCGCAGGCGTCCGCCGATTTCGAGGTTCCGGTCCGGTGGCTCGTGGAATTCGGCCCGTATTCATCGCGGGAGCAGATCATCCGGCTCGCAAATGAGGGCGTCACGGTCAAGGCTGCACGCGGGCTGTACCTTGCCGGCCTGAGCCTGCGTAATCTCTATCAGCGCGAACTGGACAAGGTCAAGGATGCGCAGCTCGACGACACGGACCCATACAGGCAGGCGCTGATCGACAACCTGCATGCGAAAACCCGACTGAACGAACTGGAACTCGGGCGCCTGGAGGGCGAGCTGATGCCGGTCTCGGGGCACGTCGAGCAGATGGCCGAGATGGCGAAGTTTTTCGCGACATTCCTCGATACGCTGCCTGACGTGCTGGAGCGTTCCGTCGCCCTCACGGCTGATCAGGTTGCGGAACTGGTCCGGAAGATTACTTCGGTGCGAGCCGATCTCTACAAGAATGCGCTATCTCTCGTCATACCCGATAAACAACCTGTCGAGCGGGCGGCAGGAAGCGGCGGCGACGATGGAGATTCTCCTGCCGCCGAAGCGAAGCCGCGTCAGCGAAAGCGCAGTCGAAAACCTGCGGATTAGCACGCCAGGCGGATATGAAGGGCCGTGGGATCCGACCATCACGCCGTATATGGTCGAGCCGATGGACTGCCTGACGCAGCGCGATCTGGAGGCCGTAGCATTTGCCGGCATCGCACAAAGCGGAAAGACGAACGGGCTGGTCGAAGGGTGGATGGTGTATTCGGTTATCGACAGCCCCGCCGACATGATGGTGGTCCACGTGACGCAGGACGACGCCCGCACGTTCAGCCGCGACCGGGTTGACCGTGCAATTGAGGCGAGCCCTGAACTCCGCGCGAGGCTGTCGAAAGGCGGCAACGACGACAACGTATTTGACAAGCTGTTTCGTGCTGGAAACCGGGTGCGCATCGGCTGGCCGACGCCGGGCAAGTTCCGCGGGAAGAACATTCCGCGCGTGGCGATGACCGACTACGACGGCTATCCGCCGGACGTCGGAGGTGAGGGTGGCGCATGGGTGCTCGCGAAGAAGCGCACGACGTCGTTCATGTCCGGCGGCATGACGCTCGCCGAGAGTTCGCCCGGTTTCGAGATCACCGACCCGGACTGGAAGCCGTCAACCGAACACGAAGCACCGCCGTGCGACGGAATTCTCGCGCTGTACAACAGCGGCGACCGGCGGCGCTGGTATTGGACATGCGGGCACTGCGATGAGCTGTTCGAGGCGTTCAGCTGGCCGGAGCATCCGAAGAGCATCCTGCATTGGGATACATCGATCGAGGATCCGGAAATCGCCGGGCAGACCGCACACGTGATCTGCCCGCATTGCGGGGTCATCATCGACGAATCGAAGAAGGCGTCGATGAATCGGGCCGGAAAGTGGCTCGCGGAGGGCTGGCGCACCGGCAATCCGCGCACCTCGAAAACGGCGTCGTTCTGGATGTTCGGCGTGGCCGCTGCGTTTCAGTCCTGGTCAAGTCTGGTTTCGAACTACCTGAAAGCGAAGCAGGCCGAGCAGATCACCGGCAACGCACAAACGCTGAAGGCAACGTTGAACGTCGACTGGGGCGTCCCGTACGTTCCGCCGCAAACCACCGTTGCCGCAGATCCTGACGAGTTCCAGGCTCGCGCAGAGAAAGGCGTGGAGAAACGCCGGATCTGGGGCGACGTGAGATTCATCACGACGGCTATCGACCAGCAGAAGAATCGCTTTGTCGTGCAAGTTATCGGCTGGGGTCCAGACGGTCAGCGCTGGGTCGTGGACCGGTTCAATGTGACCGAGTCCGATCGCCTCGGCGAAGACAGCAAGCCGTTGCGGATTCAGCCATTTACTCACGCCGAGGACTGGACCGCGCTCGACAAGGTCATCGAGCGCGTCTACAGGACCGAGGGCGGCGCGACGCTCGAGGCCAAGATGGTCGTGATCGACTCTGGCGGCACGGACGACGCGTCCGAAAACGCATATGCCTACTGGCGCCGATTGCACAAGATGGGCAAGAGTACACGCGTGCGGCTGATCAAGGGTGGATCGACGAAGGCAGCGCCCCGGTGTGCGCGATCGAAAACCGAGTCAGAGCGTCTCGGTGTGCCCCTCTGGAATCTGAACGTCGATCAGTTGAAAGACGAAATCGACCGCTCGCTGACACGTGAGTTGCCGGGGCCTGGCTATATCCACTTTCCGGACTGGCTTGGCGCATGGTTCTACAAGGAACTCACGGCGGAAGTCCGGACGCCGCAAGGTTGGAAGCGACGCTCGAAGTCGCAGGGCAATGAAGCGTTCGACCTGATGGTCTACAACCTCGCTGCCTTCATCATGTTGAAGGGCGAATTTATTAACTGGGCGGAGCCTCCCCACTGGGCGCGCCCGCTGGCGCAGCAGGCGTCAGAGAAGGAAGACGACTTTTCCGTTTTCGCAAAGATTGGGCGGAGCCTTAATTCATGACCGGAACGACTCACGCAGGATTGCCGAATTGCAGCGAAATGCTTGCAGCGGCCCTCAGGGCATATATCGCGCTCATGAGCGGCGCTCGCGAGGTCGTTGTCGTCAAGTCGATCGACTCCGAGACGCAATACGGCCGGCGCGATGGAAAAGCGCTGCTCGCGCTGATTCGCAACCTGAATCAGCGTTGTCCCTGCGAAGAAAGTCTGGCCTTGCTGGGCTATCCGGCGAGCCGGGCGCCTGCACGGCCGACGTTCGTTGATCGTGGTTGGGCGGGAGACTTTCCTCTGCGCCGTGGCAGGGCGCGCTGACAATGGCCGACATCCAGATTCTCGATCAGCGTGGCGTTCCTATTCGCGACGGTGATCAGCATCCGGCGGTAAGAGGCGCCGCGTGGAAATCCGGTCAACTGGTGAGTCGTGAACTGGCGCACTGGAGGCCATCGCTGCGGAGCGCCGACCGGGACATGCTGCCCGAAAAGGGCATCGTTGAGGGGCGAGCCCACGATCTGGCCCGCAACAACGGTTTTGCACGCGGTGCCCTGCAGTCGCAGAAAGACCGCGTCATCGGTGCGACGTACAGGCTGCAACTGAAGCCGGACCACAGGGTTCTCGGCATCGATTTCAAGGTCGCTGATGAATGGGCGACCACGGTCGAGCGCGAGTTCATGCTGTACGCGGAAGATCCTGAGTGTCTGATCGACGCCACGCGCCGGCGTACGTTTTCGCAGATTCTGCGGGAATGCGTCGGCACGGAAATGCTGCAGGGTGAAGCGCTGCTGTCGCGCGAGTGGCGCCCGAGTTCCGCGGGCTACGCGACGTGCTTCAAGACGATCGAGCCCGAACGATTGAGCAATCCGAATGTCCGCATGGATACGGATACGTTACGCGGGGGCGTCGAACTCGACCGGTGGGGCGCAGCGAACGCATACTGGATCCGTACACGTCATCCGCAGGACATTATCAGCACAACGGGGCTTTGGCAGTGGGACCGTTATGCAAAGTACAACCGGTTTGGCGACCTGAACATCATTCATGCTTTCGAGCCGGAACGCCCGAATCAGACCCGCGGCTTTTCCCAGTTCGCATCCATCATCCAGAAGATGAAGATGATGGATCGGTTTGAGGATCTGGAACTCGAGGCCGCGATCATTGCGACGACGTACGCGATGGTGATCAAGTCGGAGTTCGGACCTCGTGCGGCGCAGGAAGCTATCGGAGGATTTAGCGATCAGTTGGCGGCTTACATGACAGCGCAGGGTGCTTTCCACGGCGACAACAAGATCAAGTTCGATGGTTCGATCATTCCGCATCTTTTCCCGAACGAGTCGCTGGAATTTCCCTCGCCCAATCATCCGAACGCGAATAGTGACGCCTTCCACACATGGATGCTCCGCCACTGCGGGCGCGGCCTGAACACGAGTTACGAGGAAATTTCTGGGGATTTCTCGCGAACGACGTACAGCAGCGCGCGCGCTTCGATCGATGTCGCTTGGAAGTACGTGACAGGCAAGCGCGCCGGCTTCGTAAATCGGCTTGCGTCGCTGATCATGCGCGCGTGGCTCGATGAAGCGGTGACGCGGGGTCGCATCGTGCCGCCGGTAGGGATCGACTACTGGGTGAACCGGGCGGCGCTCACGAAGGCGGACTGGATCGGTGCCGGCAAGATGGTAATCGATGAACTGAAGAGCGCTAAAGCGAATGAAACCAAGCTCGTAACGGGCGAAGCCACCCTTGCCGATGTCTGCGCTGACAACGGCGACAACTGGGAGGACCAGCTGGAGCAGCGAGCAAGAGAGAGGAACCGGATGAACGAGTTAGGTATCCCGGTGACAGATGCATACGCCGGACAAACTGACCCGACGACGCTTGCCATGCTGCGGGTTGATTCCGAATGAAGAACTATCCGCATATCGCAGCCCGCGCGCTGAATCGGCCGCTGCTGCTCGAACCGGGCTATGCCCGGTTCTTTTTCGCAGCCCTTTCGCCGCGCATCAATATCGCTTCACTTGTGCTGCCTGATGGTCAAACGTTCGATCGCGATGCAATGGCTGGGTCGTTGGTGGCATTCGATGCCGCCCGCGGATATCGTGCGTACGACGTGCAGAACGGCATTGCGGTGATACCGGTGGACGGTACGCTGGTTCACAAGAATGCGGCGCTCGATCCGGTGTCGGGTCTGCAAGGTTATGACGGTATCGAAGCGAAGTTCGCTGGCGCGCTCGCGGATCCCTCCGTGCGCGGCATTCTCCTCGACATGGATTCGCCGGGCGGCGAAGTGGCGGGCGTCAAGGATCTCGCGGCCAAGATCGCCGCGTCGAACAAGCCTGTCTGGGCGCACGCGAACGAATTGGCGGCGAGCGCCTGCTACTGGCTCGCGAGTGCGGCCGATCGGATCATCGTGTCCGCCACGGCTGAAGTTGGGAGCATCGGCGTGCTGATGGCGCACGCCGACTACAGCGAGCAGTTGCAGGACGAAGGTATCAAGGTCACGTTGATCTATGCCGGCGACACCAAGGTCGACGGTAATCCTTATGAACCGCTGCCCGAAACCGTACGAGCGTCGTTCCAGGCGGACATCGAAGACTTGCGCCTGCTTTTCGCGCAGTCAGTAGCGCAAGGTAGAAATATGGACGTGCAGGCGGTAATCGATACCCAAGCGCGCGTATATCGCGGTGCCGCCGCTGTCGACGTCGGATTGGCCGATGACGTGATGCCGTTTTCCGATGCGCTGCAAGCTTTTTCAACTTCGCTGTCCGGTGCGGGCGGCACAACAACAGGGAGTCGACGTATGAGCACCCAGGGTACCCGCGCGGAACAGCCGGGCAACGACATGATCGCGTCCGCAGAAGCACTGCGGATGGCCGAGGACGCACGTGCAGAAGGCGCGGTGGCTGGCGCGCACGCCGAGCGCGAGCGGATTACCGCAATTCTGAATCACGCGGAAGCGGCGGAACGGGCCGAGTCGGCGAAGACGCTGGCGCTCTCGCCCGGCATGACGCCGGAAAACGCGGGCGCGCTGCTCGCGACTTTCCCGAAGGCCAGTTCGCAAGGGCGCACGGTCGCGCAACTGGCTGAGGCTGCGAACGTGGCGCCGGATGGTGCGGCACCCGAGGCGGATCGTAAGAAAGATTTCGCTGCTCGGACTGCTGCGCTGTGGAAACAGCACGGTAGCGCCGCCTAAAGCGCCGATCGGTTCTGGTTATCAAGGAGTTTTCCATGTCATCTTTGCAAAACGATCCAAGCCTCCTCGATCTATCGAGCGCGGGCGTCCGTACGTTCTCTTTCACGCCGGATCAGCTGCAGGTGAGTGCCGACGTTGCATTCATCGAAGTCAACATCACACCGGGTGTGCAGTACAGGCGCGGCGATCTGCTCGCCTTCGACGCGGGCACCAACACCGTCACGCCGGCGGAGACGGCTGACGAAGCGGCGAACCTATGTCCGTTCAACATGACACCCGATCAGGCGGACGCGCAGGTTGCCGCGCAGTACGCGATGCAGGTATTCGCGCAGGGCGAGTTCAACGAGCTGCTCGTCACGCTTAATGGTGAACCACTGTCGGCTGCGGACCTTGCGGCGGTGAAGGGCAAGTTGAACGCGGGCGGAAACATCCGTCTTCGCAGCATGGCTTGATGCCAACACGCAATTGATACGTCGAAGGGTCCGCTCGCGGATCCTTTGTTTTTTTGGGGCGCCTCGGGGGCGCCCCTTTTTGTTCGTGCGTCTCGCGATAGCGGTCGCACCTGATCAGGGAGTTGCGTATGGACGGGGTCAGCCTGTTTGATACTTCCGAGCTGGCACAGCTCATTCAGACCGTCTTCCAGCCGGAGATGTTTCTGTTGTACCGGTATTTCCCGACGGTGTACGAGTCGGAAACCTCGGAGATCCTGTTCGAGCGGCTGACCGAGAACGAGGCAATCGCGCCGTTCGTCAGTCCGCTGGTCGCAGGCCGTCCGATGGAACGTGAAGGCCGCACCGTGCAGGGCTTCACGCCGGCCTACCTGAAGCCGAAGATGCCGATCCTCCCGCAGGAAGCACTGCGGCGTGCCGCCGGCGAAGAACCGGGGCGCGGTGAAATCAGTCCGCAGGACCGCTTCACCATCGCGACGCAGATGGGTTTGCAGAAGCAACTGCGCTCGATCGACCGGCGCCTCGAATGGATGGCAGCGCAGGCGCTGACAACTGGCGCAGTTACGGTTGTCGGTGAGGGCTATCAGGCCGTGACGGTGGACTTCGGGCGCAATCCCGATCACACGATCGAACTGACAGGCGACGACCTCTGGTCGAATCCGGATGCCGACATCGGTGATGACCTCGAAGACTGGTCGATGCTGATTCTTGAAGCGACCGGCGCCGCCGGCCAGGACGTGGTGATGACGTCCGATGTGTGGCGCGCGCTGCAGCGGAACAAGCCGTTCCGTGAGCTATTCAAGACATTCCAGAGCCTCGGTGGTCCGCTGCCGGGTATTTTGCCGGCTGTGCAGAAACGCAATCTGTACAAGGGGCAATACGGCAGTTTCAACATCTGGGTCTATCAGGACTGGTATCGCGAGCGTGGCGGCGTAAAACGTCCGTATATGCCGCCAGGCACGGTGACGATGATTGCACCGGGCGATGACGGGATTGCCGGCGTGCAGGCGTTCGGTGCGATCCAGGACATTCGGTCGCTCGTGGCGCAGCGCTACTTCGCGAAGATGTTTGAACAGGACGATCCGAGCGCAGCCATCCTGTTGACGCAATCAGCACCGCTGATCGTGCCTGTGCGTCCGGACGCGACGGTCTCCGCGAAGGTGCTGCCCGCCTAGCGCGGGAAGCACGCTTTCATTTCTTGAAACACGCCAAACGGAAAGACGATGACTCAACCACGAAACACGCAGGCAAAGCAGCAGGCGCAGTCGACAACCGCTTCTGATGGCGGCGCCGAGGCTGCGAACGGCATCGACGCGGCGGCGCCGAAAAGGACGTTGATCGCGAAGTGTCGTATCAAGGTCGACGGCGAATATGTGCTGACTAACAAAGAGTTCGAGATCGATGAACAGACCGCCAAAGCGCTTGTGAGCCGCGGCCGGGCAATCGATCCCGATCATGTGCCGCGGGGCGCGCGGGCCGTTGAACCGAAAACCGGCCCGACCATCAAGAAAACCGCATCCAAACCGGCAGCAGCCGGCGCGGGGGACGATCACGTCGACGGTAGCGAGGACTGATGCCGACCGAATGGCTGTCAGGCGACTACACGAGTCCGTGGGAGGGCCATTATCTTGCGGCGATCCGCGCACAGATCGCGGAATTCGGTGAGTGGGTCGAGCATCGGCCCGCTGGCGGCACGCCGGAATGGGTATTCATGCACTTCGTCGCGCCGCAGGATAACGCCCATCTCGGCGGCGCCGAGCTCGAGGTAGCCGAAACCAATCCGCTATTGCGCGGCATCGACGCGGACTTCGCGACGAAGGTCACGAAATTTGTGCAGTACGCCGAGGGCCATGCGCGGAATGGGACCGGGTCTCGAATGGTTGTACGGGGGACGGTGTACCAGGTGCGCAACCCGATGCGCGATTCGCACGGCGAGATTCGACTCGACATCGTTGATGCGCAGGAGCCGCGCGACGAAACATTCGAAGCACGGCGGTCGCTGTTCGTCGGAAAGGGAGCGTGATGCTGCGCCGTACGGCAATTCGTCGCGTCGTGATCGAAATCCTTTCAGATCCCAAGACGGCGCTAAGAACCGGTTCGTGCAAAACCGGCCTGACGGCCGCCGAGGATCGTGTGCTCGACAGTCATTCAGATCCGCTTCAACTGATCAACGGATCGGACGTCGAACTACCCGCGATTGCGGTCTACACCGACTCGGAAGATGGCGATTTCGGCGGCGGTATGCCTGCGGATCCAGGCTCACACAATGATCTCGTTATCCACATCGAGATGTTTGCAAGCACGAGTACCGACTTTGCGACAGAAGCACTACTCGACGACATGGAAGAGCAGGTACGTCGCAAGGTGCTCTGGGACGATCGCCTTTACAGGCGACCCGTTGTCGATGCCGAAGGCACAGTTAGAGGGTGGGAGCCGCTCGTGATGAGCGTTTCGAAGTTTCAGTCAACGCGGGCGCTTGATAGCGAACGGCAAGCACGCGTCGGCATGCGGCGCCTAAGCCTGACAGTGCATTACGTCGACAACTGTCTGCCGCCCGAAATCGTCGTCGACGGGCCGCTCGCCCCGCCAACGTTTGAGTGCATGAAAGCAGGCGTGCAGATCGGCGAGAACCTCGTGCAGTTCAAGCCCAAACACCGCTAGATCCGGAGAAATCCATGTTGACCAAATTTGTGAAGCCGACACGGGGCGTTGTGCTGATGCCTGAGCGCGGGTTTCGCGAACTTCCAGGCGAGGGCGCGAAGGTGCCTGTGAATCCCTACTACCAGAGTCTCTTGCGCTTTGGTGACATCGAGGAAGTTTCTCAACCGAAGCCGGCAGATATAGCGAGACCGGCGACGGTTGCCGCGAAGAAAGCGCGGCCGGTCGCTCCACCGGCAGAAACGAACACCGATTCCTGATCTGCCTGACAGACAAAACCGGAGAACCCTATGGCTGATATTACGATCCCGGGCGTGCCGGCTGGCGTTCGGGTGCCTTTCCTTTATTTCGGCGTCGACAATAGCCTCGCGAGCTATTTTCAGTCGAGCGAGCGTGTGTTACTGCTGGGGCAGATGCTCGACGGCACGGCGACGCCGAACGAACCCGTGCAAATCTTCGGTGACGAAGCGGCGCTCTTCGGGCAAGGCTCAATGCTGGCCGACATGGTCGCAATCGTCCGGAAGAAAAGCGGCTTCGCCGAAATGTGGGCATTGCCGTTCGTTGACAATCCTGCGGCGACGAAGAGCGAATGGACTGTCACTGTCACCGTCGACGAAGAAGCGCTTACGAGTCCCGGCAATGCGGGGATCTTTATCGGCGGCACGCGCTACGCAGCGGCTGTGCTGCCCGGTGATACTGTTGACGACGTTGTTCAGGCGCTTGCCGGTGTAATCGAGGCCGACGCGTCCGCCAAGGTGTCGGCCAACGTGGAAGACGGCGCATTGAAGCTCGTCGCGAACCATGGAGGCGAGACTGCAGGGGAAATCGACGTTCGCGTCGTTTATAACAAGATCGGTGCGCCGGTGCAGGGCGTCGCGGTCGTCGTTGCTCAGACTGTCACCGGTGCGATGAATCCGGACATGACGGCTGGCCTCGCTGTGCTCGGTGATGAGCCCTATAAGTGGGTAGCGCTGCCGTACTCCGACGCAACAAGCCGCGCGGTCTCGCGAGCTTTTTTTGACGACCAGAACGGGCGCTGGGCGGCCATGCGGATGATCTACGGTCAGGCCTTCACGGCGCGAACGAAAGACACGCCGGCGCCGCTCGTGGCGTTTGGCAAGACCAACAACGACCAGCACCTTTCGGTGGTCGGCCTATATGGGACACCCAGCGTGCCGTGGGAGTTGGCCGCAGCTCTCGCGGCGTATGCCCTGGTGCACCTCTCGGACGCGCCCGAACTGTCGCGACCCGAACAGACGCTTGAACTGCCAGGCATTCTTCCGCCCGAAATTGCAGACCGCTTCGACCGCAACGTGCGTCAGACGCTCTATTACGCAGGGATCGGCGCGACGACCGTGGATCAGGCCGGCGTGGTCAGACTTGACCGGTTGCTGACAACGTACCAAGTGAACGGATTCGGTGCAGCCGACACGTCATATCTCGACATCAACACGATGGCGCAAATCATGTATTTCATCGAATACATGAACAACCGCATCACGAACACGTTTCCACGTGTGTCGCTGAAGGACGACGGGAACCCGGTGTTTCCGGGCCAGTTCGCAGTGACGCCGAGCATGATCCGGGCGTACGTGATCAGCGTGGCGCACGAACTGGCCGACCTGAATGTGATCGAGAACGTCGACACGTTCGCGCAACTGCTGATGGTTGCACGCAGCTCGGACCCGAATTGCGTCGACATGATCCTGCCGCCGGACTTCGTGAACCAGTGGCGGATCGGCAAGATTCTTGTCCAGTTCTACAACCAATATCCCGCAACCACATAAGCCGCCGCCGGGCGGTTTTTTCTTTTAGGAGGTCCACATGCCAGGTTGCGCTATTGGCGGGACGATCTATCTGACGGTGAACGGCACGCAGGTTTCACCGCGAGGAGCATTCGATATCCAGTTGCTAAATCGCGAGCGCGAGGCCGAGTCGAATCAGGACGGCACGATGTATATCACGGAGAAGCCGGTACCGGCGACTGCCACCGGTTCGATTTCGTACGACCCGGGACTCGACCTGCAAGCCCTGTACTCACTTTGCGGCGTTACCGCCACTATCGAACTGGTGAACGGTGACACTTTCATTTTTCCGAAGGCGTCCGTGGTCGGAACGCCGAAGCTGAACACCGAAAAGGGTGAAATCAGCGATTTCAAAATCGCGAGCGCAACTGCTCGAAGGGTTTAATCCATGACGCAAGAGAACAACGATCCTACGGTCCGTGTTGTGACACTTTCCACGCCGCTAGTCGATCAGGACGGAAAGGAACATACATCGCTGACCCTCAAGGAGCCCGGTGGGGCGGCGTACGTGAAGATTGGCGATCCGTATCACACGCTGATGATCGACGGGAAAAACATGGGTGTCGAGCAGAACCGCGAGCGACTCCTGTCATACGCGGCAGAGGTGACTGGCATTCACCGACCGTTGCTGCTGACCATGAGTTTCAAGGATATCCAGAAAGTCACCGATGCGATGTTCGTTTTTTTCGGCTGATGCCGGACAACCTTGACGAAGTGCTGGACGACTTGCTGTTCAATATCAAGTTCGATCCGCGCTTCGTTCTTGAGATGTCGCTGTCCGACATGATCCGCATTCAGCAGCGGGGCGTCCGGTACCAGGAACGGCACAAACAGTAAGCAGGCTGAGGAAAAATGGCAACCGCGTTTAAGTCTCAGGTCGAGATCACCGCCCACGAAGGCGTTACGCAGGTCATGGAGTCGATTGCGAATCGGGCAGGCAATATGGCCCGTGTTGTGAACGAGCGTACCAAGTTCCTGATGAATGACATGGCGGGGTCCATCGGGAAGAAGATGGAAACGATCGCCAACAATACGAAAGGGCTTTGGGGGCAGTCGGGCGTGCTTGGAGCGCTTGGCGGGGCGCTTGTCGCTGGCGGCGCGGTTGCGACGCTAAATTCGCTGGCGGAAAAGGCAGAGCGACTGCACGTCACGGCTATTGGCCTAGGCATGTCGGCAACTGATATGCAGCACTGGAGTTATGCGGCAAAACAGGCTGGGCTCGACGCTGACATGATGACGCGAGGGGTTGCGAAGATGAACCAGACCCTCTTTGACGTAGCGCATGGCGGCGCGAAAGCCCAGGCTGAACTGTTCAAGCAGATGGGCGTGTCGGTGAAGGATGCGAAGGGCAACGCGCGAGGTATCACGGATGTAGCAATGGACGTAGCGAGCCGGTTCAAAGAGCATGTGGACCGGATTGCACAACTGAATGCCAGTGGTCAGTCTGCACTGGCTAACACGCTGCAGGCCGAAACGGACAATGCGGCGCAAAGCCTCTTTGGTATGAAAGCGCGGGAAATCGCCGCGATGATGGCGCAAGGCAAGGAGGGAATTAAGAAGGCGTTCGCAGATGCCGATGCAACGGGGGGCATACTTTCCGATGCTCAGATTCAGAAGATGGAGCGTTATACCGGAGCTTTGGCGAAGCTTGATCTTGCGAATCAGGGACTGATGGCGGGTCTGTTCGCGGACAGGATCGGATCCATGGCTGGGAAGCTGGGTGGGCTCGCCGAAAAAATCGGTGTGTTTCAGAAAGCGCATCCGGAAATCGTGAAATTCATAGGCAGTTCCCTCGTCGCGGTGACGGGTCTCGTTTCCTTCGCGACTAGTGCGCGGCTCGCGCACATGGCGTTGACGTGGCTTGCCGGTGGCGAATTCGTAGCGAAAATCAGACAGGTTGGTCTTGTCTCTGCTACGTCGGGCCGACTGATGAGTCTGCTGTCTGGCGGAATAAAAGGAGTCGGCACCGCAATGCGGTTGCTGATGACGGCTTCGCCTTGGTTGCTGGCGATCGGCGCCGCCGCTGCAGTCATCTATTACAACTGGGACAAGATTGAACCGGTGATCCGCCGCGTTTGGGATGCCTGCAAGAATCTATGGAACGCAGTCGAACCGGTGCTGGGCGCATTTGGTAGTGATGTCTGGGATGTTGTGACGGGAACACTGTCCGAGTTGTGGGGCATCGTGAATGGCGTATGGGCGGCTTTCTCCGATCTGCTGCCGTCGATCGGCGGAGTAAACGACGAAGTCGGAGATACAGCCGGGAAGTTCGGGATTGCCGCGGCAATGGCTGAGAGCCTACGCGGACTTCTGGATATGCTGAAAATGTCCGCAGTACTTGCGACCGTGCCATTCCGGTTGCTTGCGACCGTGCTCGAATCGATCGCAGACAAGATTCATAGCGTGATGTCAGCCACCAAAAGCGGCGGGATTCTCGCCGGTGTGGCAAAGCTGTTCGACCTCAAAGAGAATGTCGAAATTCTTGCGAAACGGGGCCAACAGAATTTCGCCGGTGTGGGCGACAAGCTGGCTCAGATTGCGAAGGACGCCGACGACAAAAGCAAGGTTGTTACCGCTGAGCAGCTCAAGCAGAAAGCCGAATTAGCCAGTAAAGCGCAACAACCTGGGGGAGCGCCCGGCAGCGAACCTGGTGAAAAAGCGAATCTTGCGCTGCCCACATCGCGCCCACGCGCACCAACGATGTCGGACAGGCCCGTATCAGTCCGCATGGATGGGCCGGTGCAGGCACAACTCGACGCGAAAGGGCGGCTCGGCATTGATGTGCGCGTGACGGCGGATCAGGGGCTGAAGGTTAGCGGGACCGGCGTCGACCGCAGCGGCGCGCCGACCATCGTCGGCGATACGGGCGTGTCGGTGGTGACGCCATGACAGACGTTATCCAGCGCTATCTGATCAAGGCATCGTTTCGTGGCGTCGAATTTGAAACGGAGGGCAATGACGACGCCGGTGGCCGGCGCCTTGTCACGCACGAGTACCCGAATCGCGAAGACTGGTACAACGAAGACCTCGGTGCCGCGAAGGAGCCGATCAAGTTCGACGGGTACATTACCGAACCTGATCTTGCGCGCAAGCGGGAAAGTCTGCTCGCCGCTCTGCGGCAGAAAGGGCCCGGTTCGTTTTATCACCCATATGAGCATGCCTACATCGATGTCAGCATCGTCACTTGGGAACTTCACGCGTCAAAGGACCAGCTCGGCCGCTTCGACCTGTCGCTCGAAATGGTTCGTCAAGGCGGCGAGGCTTCGCCACTTCAGGTAACGAACAATCGAGGGCTATTGGCGGATGCTGCACAGTCTCTTAACGATTTGTCGGTGGTGGCATACCTCGACGCGATTACGTCGGGAGACATGACGCATGATGTTCGTGAGGCAGTAGACGGCTATCTGTCGACTGCGATTGACTGGGTTCAGCAGGCGCGCGCGTTGTCGTTCATCGCTTCGAATTTCGATTTTCAGGGGCTCGTCGCATCCGTATTGGACTTCACGACGGGCAGTTTCGGTACGCTCGACGTGGCGTTGTCGCTGGTCGACCTGGTGCATGGTCTGACATCGGCTTTTGCTCAACGCATCGATCAACCGGCGACAACGTTGAACGGCGCGCCCCTGGTTGATGTGCAGACTTCGCCGATCACAGATTTTCAGTCTGCATCGCTGCTGATGCAATCGTTACGGGATACGTCCGATATAACCTTGCCGCGGGTTGACGGCGATTCTGGGCAGACGGTGATTCAGAACACGGCGGCGCAGGCAATTGAATCGCTCATCTCCCGCGCGGCGATCGGCGAACTTGCCAACGCCATGCTCGAGGCACCGTATCCGGATCGGGATAGCGCGATGGCGGCGCGGTATGACTTTGCGCAGCGTATCGTCGACGCGCAGGCACAGGCGGCGCGCGATCAGCAGATGGAGCTCCACCAGACGTTAACGGACCTACTGCGGCACGTTGGCGAGCAATTCGCAACGATATCGGATTCACTGGAGCCACTCGATACGCTGACTGGTTCAGTCCGGCGGACGTCGCTGTCGGTCGCCTACGACATTTACGACGATCCGACGCGCGCGATCGATCTGATTGACCGGAATGGCGTGATGAACGGCTCTTTCTTACCCCCTGATATTCAATATGTCCGCGACGCCAGCAACTGACTATCCGGATCTTGTGACCCTGGAGGTAGACGGCCTGACGTTCGAAGGTTGGAAGGCGGCGAAAATCACGCAGTCGATCAAGGAAGGCGCGATCGCATTCGGTCTGGCTGTGACAGAAAAGTGGTCGGGGCGCAGCGAGGCATGGCGCATCCAGCCCGGCGCCACTGCTCGATTGTTCATTGACGGCGTGCTCGTATGCACTGGATTCGTTGACGCCCCGGAGTTCGAAATTTCGGACGACGACCATTCCGTGAATGTCAGCGGTCGCTCGCGCAGTGGCGATCTGGTCGACTCGTCAACGGTTGTGCCGGGCGGGAACTTTCGCGGCGCGGATGCATTGTCGATTATCTCGGCGATTGTCAAACCGTACGGTATTGGCGTGCATGTGCAGGGGCATGACGATGCGCCTACGCGTATAGCCAATGTGCGGTTCGGCAAGTCTGGTGAGGGAAGTGTGCACAAGGTCGGGAAGAAACTTGGCCCGGGCAAGGCGCGCATTGGCAATTTTGAAATCAATCAAGGTGAGAAAGCGTATGAAACAATCCAACGGCTGTGCAAGCTGTCGGGCCTTCTGGTCTTCAGCCGCCCGGATGGAGATCTCCAGATTGCCCGGGCTGGCAGCGACCGCTATTCGTTCCAACTACCCCCGTTCCGGCGTGGCAAAGCAAAGTTCGACTGGTCAAAGCGTTTCAGCGAATACACCTGCAAGGGGCAGCAGAGCGACCCTGATTTCGGGAATGCTGGGGCGGCTGCGGTAGTCTGGACCAACGCGGAACACGCAGCCTACATCCGGAGGGCGCAAGCGCACCTTGCGCCCTCCGCGAGCATCACCGACCAGCAGATCGCGACATACACAAGCCCCTCGGGGAAAAAGACAAAACGATACCGGCCATGCATTGTGCGGCCTGAAGGCCCGACCGATCACGCGGCCACTGCTGAGCGCGCACGGTGGCAGATGGCCCGCGATTTCGGCGAGGCTATCAACTTGACCGTCACGGTGCGAGGGTTTCACGCGCCCGACGGCAATCTCTGGCAGGTCAACCGTCTGATCCACGTTACGGACGACCGGCTGAACCTCGATCACGAGTTGCTGATTGTGCGCGTCACTTTCAACAAGGGGCCGGACGGCACGCTTACGGAGATGGAATTGGCGCCGCAGGGTGCTTTCACACCCGAGCCAATACCGGCATCTTCAGCGAGCAAGGCAACCGGTTCGAAATCGGTGCTCTGGACAAGGTAGGAAAGCGAAATGGTAGACGCAAGGCAGCGCGCCCGAACGACGTTCCGGCGCGCTTTCGTCGCTGGCATATCGAAAGGCGCGAACAAGGTTCTGACGCTTGTCGGTCTCGCGGATCAGCAGAAAACCGCGGAGTGGATCGAGCCGTACGGGTTCGCGTCGATGCCGAAGATCGGTAGCGAAACAATTGCGCAGTGTATCGACGGTGACGAGTCGCACAACGTCGTCGTGGTGATCGGCGACAGGCGCTTCCGGTTTGACGTGGCAGACGGCGAAGTGTCGCTCTATACGTATCTGAACGCACAACGGCCGCATCGATTGCACTTCAGGAATGATGGCACGATCGAACTGCTAGGCGACGCGCTGCGTATTGTGTTGCCGAACGGTGCGGACGTGATCGGCGATTTGCGCATCACGGGCAATATCGAACACGTGGGCAACTACGCCAGCACCGGCGACATGACTGCGGATGGGACCGTCACAGGTAAAACCGATGTCGTCTTCGGGGATACATCTGGCAGCGATCACGGTCACTCGGACGTCCAGCGCGGCGACGAAATCTCGGGTCCGCCGGTCCGGGCTGCAGCATGATCACCTGCACACCGACCTATGGCGATGGCTGGGACTTCATCGTGCCGGAAGGCGCGACGGAAGCCTGGGATTTCGCGACCATCCCGGACTGGCAGGTCAAGGCCGGCGATCTGGCCGCAGACAATCAACTGCACAGCGCGGTCGTGATCCAGTTTTTCACCGAAAAGCGCGCGCCTCGTGATAGCCCTTTTCTCGACAATCCAGAGGACCGTCGCGGGTGGTGGGGCGATGTATATAGCCCGTTCCCGGTCGGCAGTCTGCTATGGACGCTTTATCGTCAGCCACTGACCGATCAGGTCATTGAACTCGCCGGTGCCTACGCCCGCGAAGCTCTTCAACCGCTCGTCGACCAGGGGGCTGCGGCAAGGCAGGATTGCGTCGTGACTGCGAACAAGACTCAAGGTGCGATGTTCCTGAATCCTCTTTTGTATGGCCGCGACGGACGGATTATCTATAACCGCGAATTCCGGCGTTACTGGGTTTCGGCCTGACGCCACACCCATCTGCATTCTATGGACCAACCCACTCAGCAAACGCTTATCGAGCGCGTACGGCAGGGCTTTCGCGCGAAGCTGCCAAATTCGGATGCGTGGATTTTCCCCAATAACTTATGGATCGCAGCCACCGTTGTCGGCGGGATGCTATGGGAACTGTATGCGCAGGCCGTGGCGATTTTGCGGCAGGCCATGCCAGACACCGCCACGGGTGTCTGGTTACAGCGCTGGGCGAATCTGTTTCGCGTTTATATTCAGATGCCGACGGCGGCGCGCGGCCAGGTGGTGCTTACCGGGATTGCGGATACGCCTGTGCCGGCCGGTACCGTCTACACCCGCGGCGACGGTATCGAATACACGACGCAAGCAGATGTGACACTGGACGAGAGTGGTAACGGAGTCGCGGACGTGCTGTGTACGATTACCGGCGCGACGACAAATGCTGCCCCGGGATCGCCACTGACGCTATCGTCCAGCGTGCCAGGACTTGATCCGACTGCCGCCGTTGGCGAGCGCGGCCTGGGTGGCGGCAACGACATCGAAAGCAACGATAGTCTGCGCGCGCGAATGATTGCCCGTATGCGCCGCCGTAATCGATACGGCACGTTGCAGGACTACGTGGACTGGGCCGGGGAAGTCGCTGGTGTTACCCGTGCGTGGGCGTTTGCGGCCGGCAATGTCATTACGGTGTTTTTCATGATGGATGAAACCTACCCCGAATCGTGGGGTATTCCCCAGCAGGAAGACGCGGTAATTCTGGAGGCATATCTGACAGACCCGTGTCGCAAGCCGATTGGTGCAATACCGATGACGCGCATACCAGACGGTGTGCCGCTTAGCGTAACGATTCGTTGTCCAACTCCCTTTAACGATTCAATCCAAAGCGCAGTCGAGTCGGACCTCAATAGTTACGTCGTCCGCACCGCGACACCGGGGCGCGGCTATACGCAGCAGGATCTCAATCGCGTCATCGATAGTGCCGCTCTCTTCGACTATCAATTGATGGACGCAAGCTTCCCTGTTGCCACACCGTCGCAACTGTTCACACACGTAGTTGTCGACTGGAAGCCGTGCTGATGAACGAGTGCGTGGTGGTTGATCAAGCCTGCGGCGCGGATGAAGACGACTATCTACAGGCATTTCAACAGAACCTTCCAAAGGGGCCGATCTGGTCGCTCGAAGATGATTCACGGGTCTTCAGTCGCTTCTGGCGTGCAGTTTCGGGAGGGTTCGCTGAATGTTCGCGGTTTCTATGTTCAATCCTGCTAGAGCTCTTCCCGTGTACCTCAAGTTCAATGCTTCAGCGGTGGGCAGCGATCTTCGGCTACCCGACCGATTGCCCCGCGCCCGACCTGTCTGTGGAACGGCTGTGCGAGTGGATACAACTTCAGGACAGTGATTGCGCGGGACCCACCATCGGCTTTTTGCAGGATGTCGCGGACTGGATGGGATATCCACCATCAACTCTGAGCGAGTGGGGCGTGCCGCAGTCATCTTTGGGATGCGGTCAGGTCGGTTGCATGCAACTGGGGGGAAGCCCTGACGCCCCGGCTCTGAACGGGTGCCGACAGTTTTTGCTTGTCCATCTTGATGCGACCGAGGATGCGCTCAGCGCTGAAATCGGATGCGCCGAGATGGGCGCCAACGATCTATCGTCCGGGGACTGCGCGCCGATTCTCGCGACGCGCTTCGCGCAGTTGGGCTCGTGCAATTTTCAACTCGGATGCACGCCAGTCTGCGGGTCTGATCCGCCGCCAATCATGTGCCTGATTTCGAAGTTCGTTCCGGTGCACGTCTGCGTTATCTACACGGAGTATTAGTACATGCAAGGCTTCAATATCAACGAGGTGGCCGCTCCCCCGAACACCGTGGGCGGCCAGGTCGTTCCTCCGACCGGCGCTGGTGGATGGGCCGCCAACTGCCAGCCGGGCATTGATGGAACCACGCCAGATGCGGACATGTTCAATGACCTGTTGGGCAACGTCTTGCGCGTGTGTGACGTCGCTGGGGTTACGCCTACGCCGAACCGGTTCGATGATCTTGTCGATGCGATCAAGTCGCTCGCGGATGCAGCGGTCGGATCGGCTACGTTCGTTCCGGTCGCTGCATTGCTTCCGTTCGCAGCAGCGACCCCGCCTGCGGGCTTTTTGCTCACCAACGGGGCAGCGGTCTCCCGTACGTCGTACGCCGATCTCTATCGGGAGATCGGAACGACATATGGTGCGGGCGATGGGGAAACCACTTTCAATTTGCCCGATACCCGGGGTGTCGGTTTGCGCGGTCTTGATAGTGGCCGCGGTCTTGACCCGGGGCGAACGCTTGGTTCATACCAGGCCGATACGCTGGCTTCGCACGATCACCCTACAAATGACCCGCTGCATGGGCACGGCGTTGCAGACCCGCTGCATGGGCACGGCTATTACGACCCGACACATGCCCATTATGTAGGCGACGTCATCACGAATCTTCCTGGAGGCGAACCGCTGTCGGGGCAACCAACCAGTCCGATTACAAAGATCGGTATCGAAACCAGCTTCGCGGCCACTGGAATCAGCATCAATGCGGCGGCCACGGGGATCGGCATCTACGGTAGCAACTCGGGTGTCACTGTGGGCGCCGCCGGTAGTGCGGAGACGCGCGGTAAGAACCTGGCTACCAACTTCATCATCAAATTCTAGGAGGGCGTGTTGTCAACCAAGACTGCATACCAATGCTCGGCAGACGGCAGTTTCATCGGAGAGACTGTTGTGCAGGAGGATGTGTTCGCTCGCGGGTCATATCTCATGCCGCCGAACTGCACGCTGACCGCGCCCCCGGTTTTTGATGCAGCTACACATAAGGCATTGTGGACCGGCGGCGTCTGGAACCTCGAGGTTCTTCGTGAGGAGCCCGCGCAGGAAGCGCGTCACGCCATATCAATTGCGACGGAAGACAACAAGCCCGTTGTCGGAGCGAACGAAGTCGCCATCATCGTCAACGGGCAATGGGAGGTTGTTCGAGACTACCGGGGAACCGCCTATTGGCTTGCAGATGGAACGGAACACCGCATCACCAATATCGGTGAAGAAGTGCCACAGGGTGCCTTGCTGACTTGCCCTTCTGTCGATTCGACGCAGGCCGTTGACCGATAAATCAGACCGGTGAAATATCATGCAAGGCTTTTCGATAAATTCGGTCAGTGCTCCGCCGAACCTTTCCGAAGGGCAGACCGTCCCGCCAGTCGGCGAGGGCGGCTGGGGTCGGGATTGCGCGGCTGGTATTTCAGGAACAAAAGTCAGTGCTGACACGCTCAATGATTTGCTCGGTAATGTCTTGCGCGTACTCGAGTTGGCTGGAGTCCCGCCAGTCGCGAATCGTTTTGATGATCTGATCGATGCCCTCAACGAACTGTATAGCGGAGTGTCGGGGGACCGGCGCAACGTGCTGCTGGTGGACGCCAACGGCAAACCGCTGCTTACGCTTGATCCGTCGCCGGGCAACTTGCTGACAGCGGGACAAGATGGGCTATGGGTGCAGGTTGGTGCTGAGGATGTCGAGGGACTTGCAGATGTAGCGCGATCGGGGTCATTCGACGATCTTAGAGACGCACCGGCAGCGCCTGTTAATGCCGACTGGGATGCTGAAGACGGTCTCGCAGAGATCCTCAATAAGCCACCGCTCGCGAAGGTGGCGACGAGCGGCAGCTTTAACGACCTGGACGACCGGCCGGATATTCCCCAGCCGCAGCGCGGCTCGACACTGCTTGCGGTTACGGTCTATTCGGTCGTGGCGCAAAGCGTCACGTTTTCGGCCGGCTCGCCCGTGATCACATGCGCGCTCAATGCACCGCTCGCCGGATCGCCAGTGACGTTCCGCAGTACGGACACGTTACCTGCCAACATTGAGCAGGGAACAACCTATTTCGTGGTTCAGGTGGCGGCCGACCAGAGCACATTCCAGATCGCCAGCGTACAGGGCGGCGCAGCCATATCGATGACCACCGCGGGGGCGGGGACGCACTCGATCGCGAATCCGCCTTGGCGCAAGTCGGATCACAGTCCAGCCGTTGTCGAGACCGCGATTCAGGCCGGTGGCGGATCAGGCGGCATCGCGAGCCGGACGTCCAACGCGGGTACGGCGACGGGCGGCGGCGTGGGAGGCTATGCATGGCTGCGTCGCTCTGCTGACAGTCTGCCAGATGAGGTTGAGATCATCATCGGCGCGGGCGGCATCGTACCAGCCTCGGGCAACTTGGGTGGTCCGGGCGCGTACACCTATCTTGGCGACCCGCAATCACCCGTTGCCTACGCGACCGGTGGCGGGGGCGGCACGGGCTCGGCGACGAATGCCGCCCTGCTCGGTGCGCCCGGTGGAACCGGCGTAAATGGCGACCTGAACGTGCGTGGCGAAGGTTCCCTGCCGGTGGTCAGCACGACGACATCGAACTACACACCAGGCGGAAGGTCGATGTTCGGCCCTGGTGGAATGGGCGGTATCTATGGTCCTTCAGGCGCGACTCCGGTTCATGACGCCTCGGGCCGCGGAGCGGGGGGCGGTGGTGGAACGGGTCTTCCAGGCTCGTACCTCGCCGGCAAGGGCGGTGACGGGCTGCTCGTCATGCGTGAATACAGTTAATAAGGAACTCGTATCCGGCGTTGCTGGAGAAACTGCGGGAGATCAGTCGGCGCACACGAGCGATTCAGACGCAGGCGAACCAGGCCTATCGAGGGGTCGCTGGCCGCAAGTGATAGTTGCGAGCCGATCTGTTTTGAAGTGACCGCCTTCGGGCAGTTTTTTTCGTTTACTGAAGGCGCGCTCGTCGAACGTTACCTGAGCAATGGGCTATCGGTTGGTCTTCCTGTGTGCGCCCGTGCGTCGGGGGCCGACGAAATCAGCCTCGACGCGGCGCGCTTTCGTCGTTTCAGCCGGGTGCTCACGCAGGGCTTGTTTGACGGAGGCCTCGACCTGTTCGCCGATTTTCTTGATTAACCCGGTGGGCAGCGTCAGAGCGCCGCCTCGATTGACGTCGTCCGTTAACTCAAACGACTCTTGAAGCCGAGCAACGATCTCCGCGTTCATTGACCGCCCGCTCGCCTTCGCAGCGGCAGCGATCTTGTCGCGCATGCCGTCGGGAAGGCGAACGATGAATCGTTCCTGGGTCTCGCTGGGATAGGGTTTTTTGTCCATGGCGGGATCATAATGCCGACTCGGAATATTTTCGATGATGCCGACTTGACATGATTCCGAGTTGGAACTACATTTCATCTATGCCAACTTGGCATCAACTTGGAGGGGGACTCGGGATGCGAAACACTGAAGTCGCGGGGTTTCAGCTGCGGCTCAATCGAGCCGTGAAGGAGCGGTTGACGAACGAAGCGCAGCGGAATTTCCGCTCGTTGAACAATGAGATCAACGTCAGGCTGATTGCGAGCCTGGAAAAAGAAAACGCCCGACCGGTTGCAGCCGGTCAGGCGTCAGATGCAGTGAACCCTTGACAAAGGAACAATGCTTAATGCAAGCGAAGAATAGCACATTTGCTGCGAACGTCATTGCGCTGCCTACGGCAGTCGCCGAGCGTGTTCAGCAGCGCCGCGGCCCCGGTCGTCACCCGAAGCACGTCGTCAATCTGTCCCGCTTTCGCGCAGACAAGCGGGTTGCAGCCCAGAAGACCGCAGAGGCCTGGCGTCTGGCGAACGGGCCGGGCCGCATCGTGCTGACGACGAACGATGGCGGCCGCTATGGCGTGACGACAGAAGGGCGCTTCAAGTATTCGCCCGAGGCGCTTGTCAAGGCGCTCGAAGCCGCGTTGTACTGGGCCGAGGAGCGTGCACTGGATGAAGCTGTAATGGGGAAAACCTCGAAGGGGGCGCACTGATGAACGAACTCATTAAGGTGGAAGCACGCGCCATCGGCGGCGAGCAGGTGCAGACGGTCAATGCGCGTGATCTGCACGCGTTCCTTGGGGTGTCGAAGGACTTCAGCGATTGGATCAAGGTGCAGCTTGGCGAGATGTTCGCGCAAGGTATTGATTTTGAAGTATTCCCCCTGAAAGGGGAAAACTCCACGCGTCCTCGCATCGAGTACGCGTTGACGCTGGAGTGCGCCAAGCACGTTGCCATGATGTCGCGCTGTGCGAAGGGCAAGCAGGTTCGCGACTATTTCATCGAGTGCGAGCGGCGCGCGAAGGCCGCGCCACAGTTCGCCATTCCGCAAACGTTGCCCGACGCGCTGCGTCTCGCGGCCGACCTGGCCGAGCAGAACAGGGCGCTCGAAAGCAAGGTCGCGGAACAGGCGCCAAAGGTGGAGGCGCTGGATCGGATTGCGACCGCGGAAGGATCTCTGTGCATCCGCGATGCGGCAAAGACCCTTCAGCATCGTCCAGTCGATCTGAAGCGATGGCTTTTAGCACATCAGTGGGTTTATCACCGGCCCGGTCACGCGCCGTTGATCGGCTACCAGGAAAAGATTCAGGCGGGGCTGCTGGAACACAAGGTCACCACTGTGACCCGAACTGACGGCAGCGACAAGGTGGTCGAGCAAGTGCGAATTACACCGAAAGGACTGACGCGCCTCGCCTCTGCAATCAGGACAGATCTGCAACTGGCAATGTAGCCACGAAACAGTGCATCACATCGACCCGCTTCGGCGGGTTTTTTCGTTTACGGCCGCCGCGTGCGGCCGTTTCTATTTGGGAGGCTAGCAGTGTCGATAGACGAAGTTATCAGGGATGCCATTGCACCCGCGCTCGCCATCCTGCCGTCCGCGATGGACTCGCGGCCCGCCCGCGTCATGCTTGCGGCAATCGGGCTGCAGGAGAGCCACTTCGAGGCTCGCCGACAGATGAACGGCGGTCCCGCCCGCGGCTTCTGGCAGTTCGAGCAGGGTACGGAGAAGTCGCGCGGCGGCGTGTGGGGCGTCTACCTGCACGATGCGAGCCGCTACTGGCTGAACGTGCTGTGCGAGGCTCGTCATGTCGCGTTCGATCCGGTCGGGATCTATGGGGCGCTCGAGCACGACGATGTGCTTGCCGCTGGCGTGGCGCGGCTGCTCCTCTTCACGGACCCGCCGAAGCTGCCAGCGGCCGATGATACGGCTGGCGCGTGGGCGGTCTATCTACGGACGTGGCGGCCAGGCAAGCCCCGGCCGGAGTCATGGCCGGAGTTCCATCGGCAGGCTTTCGACGCTGCGGGTGCCTATCGGAATGCAGAGGAGGCCTGATGCAACTGAACGAGCACGAAAAGGAGCTCTTGACGCTGTTCGGTGTGGGGGCTGTGATCGGTTTCGCCAAGTGGCTGTTGAGCGGCGAACGCTTCGAGGTGCGGGTTGTGGCCGGGCGGATCATTATCGGTGCGGGCCTGTCCATGAGCGCTGGGGCCACGCTGACTGTCTTTCCGGATCTTCCGGCGACGGGCCTGGTCGGCATCGCTTCGGCGCTAGGCATTTGCGGGCAAGTAGTGCTTGAGGCAGTTGTGCACAAGTACATCGGCAAGCTTCCCGACGATCGGGGCGAGGGGGACAGTTGAACTGGAAAGCGCTTATCGCGGGCTTTGCGCTCGGCTGTTGTGTCGCCGGCATCGCGCAGCAGTGGCGGCTCGGCGCGCAGATTGCCAGCGCTGGGACTGATCTTGCGAACGCTCGGCAGCAACACGAGACCGAACTGAGAGCGATCTCCGATATGGCCGCCTCAGCGGCCGACGCCGCGCTCGCAGAAACCGTGCGCGCGGCGTCGGCCGTCGCCGTAGTCGAACAAACCTACCGAACGGAACAAACCAATGCTCAAAAGACGATTGATACTCTTCGCGCCGATGTGCGTGCTGGCGATGTTCGGCTGCGCGTTGCAACCGCCAGTTGCGCTGCTTCAGCCGGTGGCAGTGGCGTGCCCGGTGCTGGTGCCGCCGCCGGCGGAACTGATGGAACCGGAACAGCCGAACTTGACGGATCGGCTGCTGACGCGCTTCTCGGCATCACCGGGGACGGTGATCGGGCAATCCGGAAACTGACAGCGTTGCAGGACTACGCGCGCGAAGCACTGCGCGTGTGCGGGGTCCGATAGCGACTTCTAGTGCAGGCGCAGGACCGATTCATCAACTCAAGTATGAGGCGGTGTCCGGAGGTACAGGGGCAAATCCAGGGTTTGCGGGCAATTCGCTCATTCTGAAAAACCGCGTACAGATTCGGGCCGGTAATGACCCGCGTCGCCGTCAAGTATTTCACCACTCCATGATCTATTCGCCGGTGTAGCGGCGCGATAATGACGCACCCAGTCCCGCTGCACGGAGTCGGGCAAGCGAACGCGCCAGGTTCAGGAAAGCTTCGAGGACAAGACCAGGGGTTGGCAGGCGCGGCAAAAGGTAGCAAGGTGGCGCGACCCGCCAACCGAGTCAAGATCGGCAATTCATTTGCGGTCAGGAATAGGGAGTCAGGAATGAAACAGGCATTTTCTGGCCACTATCGGCCTGAACAAAAAGAAATTGAGCAGATGTGGGCAGAAGGAACCTTCGTGTTCGATGCCAATGCACTGCTGAATCTTTATCGCTACACGGACGCAACGCGGGAAGAATTTATTCAGACGTTGGAGGCACTGCAGGCTCGCGTCTGGATTCCCTATCAAGTCGGCCTGGAGTTCTTTGAAAACCGAGTTGAAGTCATGAACACGGCCCTCTTGGGCTACGCGAAACTGCGTACCGAACTGACCAAAAGCAGAGACGAATTAAACAAGGTTTTAAATGGATTTCGTCGCCATCCTGGGATTGACGTCGAGGACATCTCGCAAAAACTAGACGGCACCTTTTCTGATTTGCAGTCCGCTTTGGAAGCTCAGGAAGCGCGCCATCCCGACTGGCTAACAGGCGAAGACCCCGTGCTGCAGCGCCTGAGTGGCGTGTTCGACGGCAGAGTCGGACAGAAACCGGATGCAGCTGAGCACGAGAAGCTCCTCGACCACGCTAAAAGTCGTTTCGACAATTCCCAACCCCCGGGGCTTCGCGATAAAGCCAAAGGAGGCGATCATCAATACGGTGACGCTGTTTTGTGGCTAGAAGTTTTGCAAAAGGCTTCGGATATGAAGTCTGCAATCATTTTCGTTACGGATGATGTAAAGGACGATTGGTGGCAGAGAGTTGGAGGTAAAACAATCGGACCTCTACCGGAATTGAGGCAGGAGCTTTGGGACGTCGCGAACGTACCTCTGCACATGTACAAATGCGATCAATTCCTGAAATACGCGTCAGAGTTTCTGAATCGAAAATTTCCAGAGTCGTCAATCGAAGAGGCAAAGGAAATTCGAAACGAGTTGCGGCAATGGCATGAAGAACGTATCAGGCGCGGGAACGAAATTGCAGAATATGAGCGAGACGCGAGACAGATCGATCCTTCAATAGGATTTTTTGGCGGGGCCGGTCAGTATTCCGGTCATCGAATACGTACATCGTTACGACGCTACAGAACGGCGATCGGTAATGCCGACAATATTACTGAAGACCAAAAGAGGCTGCTGACAAGAGTCGACGATATGATCGCGCGTTGGGAGGGCTGGCCTGAGACCAAGGCCGAGACCCTTACTATTCTACAGGCAATTCATGACCTTGCTCAGTCGCTGGGAAAAGCTTAATCGATAGGTAATATTGTCGGTTTGGTTCGCCATATGATCCAACACCTATTCGGAAAAGATCGGCTACGACGTCACTCGACGAATGACCGCTCTGCACCCAAATGCCCCGCACAGATCGCAGGACCGCGACTGGCAGCAACGGGACGCTATCGGTCGGCCCAGAAATTCGCCGAAAAGATAAAAAAACGCCGCCCGGTCAGGGGCGGCGGAAAGATGCCAATCTGACAAAGCGGACCCAGGGGAAGCTGCCCGCCAATGAAGTCTCTTAGATTTGCCCGTGGCGGGCAGTCGGACAACTCCGAAATCTTTTCGCGCAGGGCAGAAATTCCGCTCCCAGCTAGCGTCGACGTGGACGCTCTTCGATGTCATCGTCTGATCCGATCGCTCGTATCCAATGCACGCATCCACTCTCTGGCTGAGCTTGAACCTTCTTCTGCCCGTGCCACAGACATAGGGCATGTGCTCCGCCCGCGATGTCGCCGCCCCAATGCTCGCAGAAACGGCAGGGACGGTCAGTCGCGGCGTCCGGATAGCGGATGTGAGACATGGTGTACGTATAACTGTATGGATATACAGTATAGCGCGCCGCCGAAGGATGTTTCTGGTGTCTTGCCGAATGCACGGCAACGCCAAACCAAAAAAGAATTCAACCGGTTTGGTAGAATTTTTTTGCGAAACCGCTTGCAATCCGCGGGGCGCTTCGGATAGACTTCGTCTATAGGATTACTAGCACGGAGAGAGGGGTTAAAAATGGCACTTACCGCCTTCGGGAAGGTTGTGCGGAAAGCTAGAGTAGATGCTGGTCAGACGCTGTTGTCGATGGCAGGTGAACTCGGTACCACGGCGTCGTTTCTTAGCGCAATGGAAACCGGACGCAAGAAGGTGAGCAGTCAGTGGGTTGCAAAGATTGGGAAGTTCTTCGCAGAAAAGGGACACCCGGTCGAAGATCTGGACCGACTCGCTGCTGTTTCAAACGAAGCCGTGGCGATAGATGGCCTTCCGCTACAGCAACAAATGCTCGTCGCTGGCTTTGCCAAGTCGAGCTTTACGGCCGAGGAACTGAAGCAGATCGCTCAGCTCCTCGATAAGATCAACAAACGCAAAAAAGAGTGACGATGGCTGAAGCCGAGCATCTGCCTTATGAGATTAGGGGCAATCGCGTGGCGCGCATATCTGTCGAAGAGGTAGAGCAGAGGGCCAAGCGCTTCTGCAAGCTCTTCGGAGTAACGAAGAAGACGCGCCACAACTTTGCCGCCTTCATTGAGTTCCTGTCCACGCGGAATATCTGCGTGGACCCTATCGATGACAGTGAGTGGCTTTGGGTTACGGACGCGATCTGTTCGCCAGAGACGTTCACGATTCTGGTGCCGCTTAGCTTGTACTTGAAGGCGTGCAGTGGGAACGAGATGGCAATTAGCACGTTGTGTCATGAAATCGGCCATCTTGTGCTGGCGCACAAGGCGGTCTTGCACAACGCGAAAAGCGCAAAGCCATCAAAAGAAGAGGACGCCGAATGGCAAGCGGATATGTTTGCGGACTACGTCGCCGCACGGATGGGCATTAGCCTGAGCAGGCAGCTAAGGCTGGATTTTGACGGCTTGAAATAAAAAAGGCCTCAAGCGTTGGCGCGCGAGAGACCTTCCAGAAAAACGCATCGCCCAATGATTCCATGTGCGATGTGTCTTGCTTTGACGCTGTGTGACGACAGGAATTCTATGCCCCATAGGGCAGGATTGTCAATTCAAGTTTTTGGTTGGGGTCGTTGATTGGAGCAATGCCGATATGGGCAAAAGCAACAACGACGAACAGGTCATCTACCGGATGACCATCACGGTCAAGGGGCGAAAGATTCGTCGTCCTAATGGCCAACCGTTCCGGATCGTGCTTCGAAATAAGTCGAAGTAA